TAACAGTATCAAGATTATACCGAGCAATAGTGGATCTTCCATCAAGGGTTATATCGGCACCAAACAGGCTTTCACTTTGGGCTTTAGAAGTGATGGCGGTTCAACAGGTCCTATCCTTGACCTTGGAGGAAATAACATGTTCAGGCAATATCTGATTCGTGTAGGTACTCCCAACAATGACAACAACTATTCACAACTATATGCAGATACAACTAAGAGTAATCTGTATATGCGCCACATGCTAAACGGGTCTTTAAAAGAACTCGACCTTGGAATAGACAGTAGCGGAAAAGTTTTCATTAGTGCTACAAAAGGAGCATGGCAGAGATCCAGCAGTACAGCCGGTACTGGCGGTGTCTATGTGGATGGAGACGGATATTTGAGAGTGAACGACCCGTAAAAACGAAATGAATATGAAAATAGATTTTGAACATTTTGTCCTCTATAAGGGGATAGACCATCAGACGAAGGAAATGATGGATGTGAGACAAGTATTTGCCAACGAAATGTATGACAGAGGGCAGGGCATTGTCTGTCATGCCCTGGCTCTGAAGATATACAATTCGCAGGGAGCGACGGATTATTCGCCCGAGGAGTTCCAGTTGATGCTGCTGTTTGCAGAGCAGGCGATGACGCCATCGTTTATTGACTCTCTGAAATCGCTTGCCGAGTCGTCGGAATAACCCCTTGTCCCACTTTGGCAGCGTGACGACATAACTTTGCAGTAACATAAAAACAGAACGAGACTATGGCAGGAGTATCTGAAGAATTTCGTGAGCAATGGCTCGAATGCCAGGAAGAATATGGTAAGAATATCGAGGCCGGCGACATCCCCGTGATGACCATCGACAGGATGGACATGGCGGTGACGCTGCCCGCTGTGCGCTATACCGCCCCCTACAATCCCAACGGCGACAACAGGTTTGACTCCTATTGTCACATCCCCATGCAGACGTTTAAGACCTTCCTCGACAACCTCGCCGCCGCTGCCGAGGCCGCCATCGACGGTGTGGAGGAGTTGAAGGATCAGACCGAAGCCGCCCGCGACGGTGCCAACCAGGCCGCCACCGCCGCCAACCAGTCGCGCGTCGCCATCGAGGCCAACGAGGGTCAGCGCCAGTCGAACGAGACGACCCGTCAGCAGCAGGAGTCGGCGCGTGAGCAGCAGTCGTCGTCCGACCACTCGACGGCCACGCAGGACCACACACGGGCCGAACAGGACCACACCACGGCAGACACCGACCACGGCTATGCCACGAGCGACCACACGACGGCCACAACTGATCACGGTACAGCTGGAACAGACCATACCCGCGCCGAGCAGGATCACTCGACGGCGACCACCGACCACGGTACCGCCTTGCAGGACCACAACACCGCCACGCAGGACCACTCGGCCAGCGTCGCCGCCACGCAGGAGGCGTCGAACGTGAACGCCGACCTGACGGGTATGACCGTGACCATCACCGACCGCAACGGGGTGAGTCGTTCGGTGAACATCGGTTTCGAGATCGACCCCAGTCACGTATATACCTCGAAGCAGGCGATGATAGACGACGCGGCGAACATCCGTGCCGGTCAGTTCTGTATGATTGCCACTACCGACCCGACGGCCACCGACAACGCCACGCTCTGGAGTCGTAACTCGCAACCCGCCTCGGCTGGCATAGGGGCGTTCACCTTCCTTTCCGACCTCGACCAGGCTTCTTCGAGTGCGTGGGCCGACTGGATGAATAACTACAAACCCGTCATCGAGGGCGACCATACCCGTGCCGAGAACGACCACTCGACCGCCTCGACCGACCACTCGACCGCCACGCAGGACCATACGACTGCGGGCACCGACCACCAGACGGCAGAAGGCGACCACACAAGGGCGGAGACCGACCACGGACGCGCCGAGACCGACCACCAGACGGCGGACGGCGACCACACACGGGCCGAACAGGACCACACCACGGCAGACACCGACCACGGCTATGCCACGAGCGACCACACGACGGCGCAGGACGACCACGGTATCGCCACCAGCGACCACGGGACGGCGCAGACCGACCACGGTACCGCCACCAACGACCATCAGACCGCTACGGACGATCATGACGCCGCCGTTGTGGCCACCGCTCATGCCGAGGAGGAGGGCGACCGTGCCCAGGGCTATAACGACCACCCGATGGAGGTGCGTCAGGACGGCTACATCTGGGTGTGGAACGAGGACACGGAGACGATGGTGCGCACGAACAAGATGATCATCAACTTCGACGAACTGACCGAGGCACAGAAACAGGCGATGGCCGACGCCTTCTATTCGACGATTGTCTATGCCTCCGTCGCCGAGTCGCAGTCCGCCGCTCAGGAGTTGACTTAGGCAGTTGTCCCATTTTGAAATCCGCTTGACATTAACTTAGCATCAGCAAAACGAAACGAGCATTATGGCAGAACCAAGATACATACCACAATTACCAGTCGGCACGGACGGCAAGTTCAGGGTGACGGCCTCGAAGGAGGACTTCAACCTGGCGAGGGATTGGTTTGAGATTATCGTCAAGAACTCGTATGGCCGCGTCGTGGCCCGCATTGGGAAGAACGACTGCTTCTACGACAGCGAGGCGCGGTGGTACTTTGCACTTGAGAACGTGAAGGCGGGCGAGCACACCGCCGTGTTCATCGGGGCCTACGAGGACGAGGACTACGACAAGCAGCGCCGCGTGTGGACCGACCGTCAGCCGCTGTTCGTGGGCATCGAGGACTGTCAGACGTCGCACAAGCAGCACTCCTGCGAGGGGCACCCCGTGGAGTACGAGCAGGTGTGGGACGTCAGCGTCGACGGCGAGGACTATCTGGCCGACTGCGACGGCAACTACGTCTATACCAGCGATGGCAAGCGAATCCAGTTCAGCAATCAATTATCAGACATTGTAGAAGATATGGGAAAAGTAAAGATGAAGATGACGGGCGAGGAGTTCCTGAAGAAGTGGGAGGGCCGTGACCCGAACGGTGAGATTGACACCATCCCTGAGATGTTCGATGCCGCACAGGGCATCAGTGACGACGAGACCATCCCGCAGAAGATCCAGAAGGAAATCGACGAGAGTCAGGAGGAGAACGAGGCGAGCGACGCCGACATCGACAGCATTTTCGAGCCTGACGTCCAGACCGGCGGCTCGGGCGGTTTCAACGACCCGATGCAAGAGGAGGAAGGCGACTGAAAATCGTAAATCGTAAATCCGTAAATCGTAAATCAATATGACAACGACAGACAAATATCCAAGTTACCTGCCCGAGGATTTTAAGGGGCTCGACTCCATCCAGGAGGGCAACCAGCGGTACTACTATAAGACGGTGGACGGCGCGAACCTGCTCGTGGGTGCCATCGTCGGCAAGCGCCACCTGGTCATCCGCTTCCCCGAGGGCTCTTCCATCGACATTCCGAAGGATTCCGTCGGTACTGACGAGATCAAGGACGGCGGCGTGCATCAGGAAGACCTCGACCCGGACATCGAGGCGGGCGACGGCGACATCGACAGCATTTTCAATAAACCATAAGGCGATATAATTATGAAACAGAAAGGAATTGAACTTTACCGGCGCGACGACGGCTTCTATGCCGGGCGCGAAAAGAAGGACGGCTCGCTGAGTGCCGATGCGCACAAGGTGACTGCCGAGGAGATTATGACGATGTTTACGGAGTTTTTCAACGACTACTGCCGCGAGACGGGCCAGTCGAAGCTGCTGATGCAGGACGCCAGCGGCGGGCTGTTCGTCACGATGCGGGTGGAGCCGAACAAAAAGGCTGAGAAGCCATCGAAGAAGACTACACAGCCAGCCCCGGACTTCGACGAGGCGCAAGGCTCTCCGCAGCCACCGAAACCCGCCGCAAAGCCACCGAAAAAGAAGCCCAAAAAGTAACCCAACACCAACATCAAAAATCCCAGGCTGCGAGTAAGCGAGAGACATGATGCTCGCATCAATGTCCGAGCGTGAGCAGGCTCGATATGAAATATCAACACAAGACAACGGATCAAAATCCAACTATAGTTAACTAAATGTTTAATTTAAATTTGTTTTACCACTATGGCAATTACAAATCCAACCAAGTACGTTAGCGTACAACGTTTGCAGCGCTTTGAGACCAAGCTCGCTGCCAAGTATCAGACCCAGGCCATCACCGCCATCACAGGTCTTAGTGCAGAAACAGTAGAGGCCGCTCTGGCTGAGTTGCTCGGCAAGATTCAGGCTATCCCTTCTGCCATCATACCAAAGGGAACTCGCACGTTCTCGCAGCTCGCTCCGTCCACTGACCTTGCAGCCGCTAACCTCGGCTTCATGTGGAACATCAGCGACGCCTTCACGACCACCGCTGACTTCGCAGAGGGTGCTGGCAAGAGCATCCCTGCAGGAGCCAACATCTACGTGGCAAACGTAGGCACAGCCGCTGAGCCCGTCTACAAGTACGACATCTTCCAGGGTATGTATGACCTCTCCGGCTACGCCCTGAAGAGTGAGATGGCTATCGAGGATGTTTCTGGTGACAGCACCAAGAAGAACATCACTCTGAAGTCAGGTCTCTCTCAGCAGGTTCTCGTTGCTCACCAGGACATCAGCGGTAAGGCCGACAAGGACACCGACGCCGTGACTGGCAACATCGCCAAGTTCGACGCCAACGGTAATCCCATCGACTCCGGCATCGCAGCCACCGACCTGGCTATCGTCGACGCCGACGCCGTGGAGGGTAACTTCGCTGCCTTCGACGCCAACGGCAACCCCGTTGACTCTGGTCACAAGCACAGCGACTACAAGACCAAGCAGACGGCAGTGGCCGACAGCGACGCCACCACCAGCGGCAACGACACCACCTTCGTCGACAGCGTGACGCAGGACCAGAACGGTGAGATCTCCGTCCACAAGAAGACCGTTCCCAACGTGTCTGCCTCTACCTCCGGCACGGGCGGCACAAACGGCCTGATGCTCGCCACCGACAAGGAGAAGCTCGACGGCCTGCTGGAGTGCTCCGACTCTGACATCGACAGCATCTTCGCTTAATCTCTCTCAACGGGTCAGCAGGGTTCGACTCCCTGCTGGCTTGCCAAACATTTTAAAACATCAAGAGATATGGCACTAACAAACGAAACAAAGTACGTGACCGTGCGACGGCTCAATCGGTTCCGCACAAAACTGAAGGAAGAGATGCCCTCGCAGTCGGTGGCCACCATCGCCGAGAGCGAGGCCGCAGCTGGAGAACTCACTTAAATATTTTGCGATATGACAGAACAAGAGAAAAAGAAAACCGTGAACGTGGAGGACATGCAGGCATTCGGCAAGGTCATCCACAACAAGGGCATCGGCTCGGAGGGTACCTGCACCACCGCCGCCGCCACCGCCGCCAAGGAAGTCACCGTCGGCACGACGTTCTCGCCCGTCGCCGGCGCCACGCTGCTCGTCACCTTCCAGAACGCCATCACCGTCGCATCGGCCACCCTCGCCGTCACCTACGGCGCATCTGGCTCCACCGCGACCCTCGCCGCCAAGCCCATCTACTATAAAGGTGCCGCCCTGGCCGCCAACATGATCGGTGCTGGCATGAAGGTGATGCTGCGCTACAACGGCACGCAGTTTGATATCGTCGGCGAACTCGCCAACGCCTACACCAAGGCCGAGGTCGACTCGAAACTCGCCATCTACTACGACCCCGTGAACGAGTGCATGGTGTTCCCAGCAGATACAAGTCGCGTGGAGTACGATCCAACCACTGAAGGTATGATTTTCCACTAATCAGAATAACAACAAAAACGATAAAACTATGGCAGAAGAAACATTGAACGTACAGGAGCAGCCCACGGGCGCCAAGGTACTCATCGCCCTGACAAAGAATCGGGGCAAACAGAAGATTCTCGTCCCCTCGATGGAGGGTTACGAGAGTGGTTACACCGTCAACGGCATCGCCATCAAGGACGGCGAGCACGAGATGCTCATCGCCCTTGCCGAGCAGTTGCTCAACTACGGCGGAGAGTCGCAGGACGTGCCCGAGGGCGACAAGCGCCGCGACATCACATCGTCGATGACCGACTTCGACGGTGAGCAGCGCACCGACTTCATCATCGCGCACTATGAACTGACCGACGGTGCCGCTGTCGCATCGAAGGCGTTCGGATGGTTGCCAGCAGGCGGCGAGATGGCACTCATCTTCGCCCACAAGCAGGAGGTGAACGCGCTGCTGGAGGCCGTCGGTGGCGACCCGCTGAGCGAGGACCTGCCCTACTGGACCTCACAGATGTTCTCCAACGACTATCCCTGGCACATGTCGATGGCCGACGGACGGTTCGCCATGTGGATGGGTCAGAGCGACGAACTCTGCGTGCGCCCCATCGCCTCACTCGCAGGATGGAATGAGGTTGAATAACATCTTTTAAGAATCAAAAACAAGAGAAATCGGAAATTTATCATTAACTTTGCAGCGGTTGACAGGAGTGTCGCCGCTGCCATAAAGAATAGAAAGGAAACAAATTATGGCAGACAATAGACAATTTTCTGATCACAATTCCGTTGGAGGTGTGAACGTGTACTATAAGGACCGTCAGTTGAAGGAGCGCTCAGCAGTCGCTGGCGCATCGGCTATCGCCAACCTGAAGTTCCTGCTCGTCAATGGCGATGACGACGGATTCAACACCGCCATCAAGGCGTACATCGACGAGGCTGTCCGCTCGGCATTCGGCGCATTGGTAGACAATCTTGACAAAGGTACCGCCATCTCCCGCGTCCTCGCCACCGACGCCAACCACGATCTCGGATCTATCACCCCTGCGAACCTCGCATCAGTTCTGGGCGGATGGTTTATGAAAGAAAATGGAAGAAAAGACAATGTAGCCATCTCAACTTTTGGAGAGGGGGCATTTGTTACAGGATATATTCAAAATGCTTCAGACGCCCCATCTGGCATATCTGGATCAGCAATTATCATAAGAAATAGATATGATGCTGTCAATTTTTCAACGCTGTTGATTTCAACAAATACCGCATCTGGAGCGACTCATTATATATATTCTAAACGTATAGATTCTGATGCGTGGAATAAGATTATTTAAAGAAGGTGGAGCTTAGTACTCCACCTTTTATAATTACAAGTCAGCCCACGAACTCCATCCCGCAGAAGTCCATTGTGTTCTGAATTTCTTCACGGTGGCTGCCGTATTCTTGTTACCAAAGAAAATCTGTACTTGAACAGTTTTATCCCAGTTGTTTTTGCCAGCTCTGAAATGAATGTATGTTCCTGGTACTCCGCAACCATTTGTTGCCTCTCCAGATCCGTCAAGCCCCATACCAATCATCAAACCATCAAAGTCAGTATTTAAGTTTGAAATAGAAACAATACTCACGCCCAGGGAATATGTGGTATGTTATTCTCTGGGCGGAGTTGGTAATCTATATTTGAAGCACGAAGCAAGTGGCAACGACTATAATACCATGATTGAACCTGGCATGTATGACTGCTGGAATACTTTAATGATCGCCAATAAACCTTCAGATATAGATTATAATAATGCAGGCTCATTAGTAGTTGTACTTAGAGCAGGAACATTTTTAGTCCAATGGTTAATGCCAAGTGGAGTGACTGGTACAAAAATTTATTCAAGGGTTTCTGTTAGCAATGGAGTTAACTGGCTAGCTTGGAAAGCACTTTCATAATAATAAAAAGGAGGGTCACCCCTCCTTTTTAGTTTAGTTTTACCCAAGTAGACCACGATGGTGGAGCACCAACTTTTGTTCTAAAATACAAATCCGTTTTATTTTGATAAACATCTACATAGAACTGAAAGGGTAGATACTTTGCGTCGAAAACCAAAAGACTTCCATAACTACTTCCAGCAGGGGCGTTTGATATATTTCCGCCAATGTTTCCATAAATTCCAATGCTAGTTATATCGTCTATACTAATTGTCTCTGTAGTAGTATCAATGAATCTAAATGCGCCCAGAGAATGCGAAACTAATCTTCTGGGCGTAGGCTTACAATATATATCGACATCCACAAGTATCGACAGCTTTGGAAACGGATTTGTGACAGGTCAATTCCCAAATCTTTCAGGAAACGTACCAACACTTTCTGCAGGTGATTGGAGTACGATTTTTCTGTTGTTGACTTTTGTTTCAAGTACATCAAGAGGTGTTCAGGTTATATTTTGCTCAGAGGCAACAGGAGGGAAGACAGAGGTGTTTGTAAGATCAAAGAACAGCACATGGTCATCGTGGTTTAAAGTTTAAAAGGTGGGCTAAACCCACCTTTATATCTATACAAGCATAGTCCAACTCATAGGCGTGCCACCTGAATCAATATATCTTGTATATAGGTGCTCCCACTTGTCTCCAGGATTATTTAAAGAAAAATATGCCCATAGTTTAGGCCCCGTACCTATTGGAGCGCACTCTAATAAGTATCCATAACCAGATGGCATATCAGGAATTGAGTTGTCTCTATTAAATCTACTTTCTACAAATACATGCTCTCCGCCCAGAGAATAACATACCACATATTCCCTGGGCGTTGCTGCCTCAAGTTTTGATAATAATTGGAAACTAAGAAGTTCTGATTATCAAACATTAACAATACATAGAAGCACTGCATCAAATAGTGCGTGTATTGTTTTTGAAAATAATTCTGGAGAAGTTGGAAATCTTGAAGCACATTATGATGGTTCAATGCATTGGCATAATGCAATAACAAATACAACTACTCAAATAGCGCCATAATAGATTCAGAGTTCTGGGCGTAAAACAAACGTTGACATGGAGTACAGAAGGTATTCCCACTCCTTTTGCAGGTCATAGCTACGGAGCAGCAATAATATTTAGCCCTTTTGATGTTTCAAATAGATTTGTAGGTATAGCCGGAGCTAATGATGGATATAGAGCAGTTGGATATGGTGCTTCTATTGAAACAATGACATGGAAACAAGTATAAAGGTGGGTATTAGCCCACCTTTTACGCTAACTTATTCCATGTTCCTGTGACTTCATAACGACCTGAAATTTCTATTGTGCCTTCTATTGTAATAGCAAGCTGGATGACACTATTAGTATAACCAACCATTCTGAATACTAATACGACTCCTGCATGTGTTACACTGTGAGATGGAGCGTGACTAATATTTTGAACGGAATCATAATAATAGTATCCAGGAGTTGTCAAGTTGTTCATGTCACTATTATATTTTGCATCTCTAACTGATCCACACCACTTCCATACGCCCAGAAGATTGTGCCATATATTCTCTGGGCGTAGACCTGTGGCATGGAGGCACGATAAGCAACTGTAATGATGGATTATTGAATAAGGTCTGCTATTATAACGCTAATTCCACAAACGCCCCATCACCCAGCGCTGGATGGGTATTAACTATAGGAAGTCCTAATTCATCTAACTTACCTTGGGCATGGCAGTTTGGTTATGTTCATAGTGAAGAAAAACTCTATTGGCGAGGGAAAAATAATAGTGTTTGGGCAACAACGTGGAATCAAATATAAAAGGTGGGTTATTAGCCCACCTTTATTTATTAACTTTTTCAGTTTTGAGTTTTGTATTCAAGAGTCCAGCTTTTCCATGCACTGTTGTACTTTGACCTGTGCCATTTCGTTACTCCATTTTCATGTGTAGCAATATACTCTTGAAAGCCATTTCCAGAATTGCAGTATGTTACTACAACAACTCTAACATTATTACCTCCACTTGGGAGATTACTTGGAAAAGTTCCTGATAGAGACGGTTGCTTTGCTATACAAACCGAAAATTCTGGCATGGTATCCAAATTTGTTTGGCTTGTTAGAACCAATGCGCCCAGAAGATTATGCCATCTTATTCTCTGGGCGTTGGGGCTATTTCAGGAAGAGTGATATCTATAATAGTTGGAGATACTGGTATTAGTGCAAACGGCTGGCAAAGTGGTAGAACGATATTAGCTTTAACGTCAGCAAACCAAAGCTCTGAAGATGCTACTTACTCTCAAATAGACATGATAAGATGTGGCTATAGTGGTAATCATATTACAGTGGTTAATATTGTTAAGAGTCAAGGTGGCAACGCTACTGCATCCACCTCTTTTAGTGTCTCAAGCGAAGGAAATATTGTATTCAACAGCTCAATCTCAAATGCAAGAGGAATTTTCATTTTGAGCAAATAAATAAATGGGAGGTAGTCTTTTGATCGCCTCCCACCTTATTTTATTTTAAATCATCCTTGTTTTTTACTCTTCAGTCCACGATCCCCATGAACTATTATCTGGATTATACATTCTATGGAATTTCTTCAAGGTAGATGAATTGTAGTTATATATTATCTGAATCCCTGTTGTATTAGAATTATCGTACTGCTTAGAGCTAATAATTAAACAAGCTGCTTTCCAACCACCAGTAACCAAATTAGATGGAGCTGTACCATACAAACCAAGATTTGGTTGAGCTATACTAATACAATGAAAGCCTAGAGGAGGATTGTCAAAGTTGAAAGCAGTTGTTGTTGTTTCGCCCAGAAGATTAATTCACATGTATTCTCTGGGCGCAAACCACCCAACAATTAAATTCAGAAAAATGACTTCAGAAGAAACAGAAGATTCTCAGTCTGTTTTTCAAAATCCGGGCTTATATCTTTCAAATGATGGTGGAACGTTCTATGTGATTCTATATAACCCAAATGGTTATGGATGGAATTTTTCGTTCCTCTGGGGTGGAATTATCCGAGTAAGAGAAGTTAGACATACGCCTCAAGCATGGGTGACTATAGCTGGACCAGAATAAATATAAAGGAGGGGTGACCCTCCTTTTATTATGTTACATTTATTGTATTTCTATAGGGTGTTCCACCGGTTGTTCCAAAAATATATCTTACGTTAAGACCAATCATTATTCCTGTGCAATATGAATAATAGTCATTAACCGGTGTTCCACCATAACTATGCAGAATATAAAACCCTGACGTACCTAACACAAATCTTCCAATAAAAACTCTTTGTAGGTTTGGGTTTATGTTTGGATATTCAGTAGCTATTTTTTTAAGTACATCATTACTTGAATAGCCATCCCCCAAGTTTACGTCGTAAAATGTTACTATAGGATGATCCTTTCCGCCCAGAAGATTAATTCACATGTATTCTCTGGGCGAATCTTGGAGAAAAAATTTTGGAGGAATAGCAGATTTGAATGATGTACCGCTAAAAGAAGCAAGATATTGTGGGTATGGATCTTATACAAACACACCGTGGGGTGCAAGTGCATATCCATTTTTACTTGATGTTGAATCTTATTATCTATCAGGTAACTATATTACAAAACAAACAATCACAAGTGGATATGATGGAAAAACTTATATTAGGCGATATTCTACAGTATCAGGTACAGAAGGTTGGTCAGCATGGAAAGAGATTTAAAGAGGTGGAGCTTAGCACTCCACCTTTTTACTTTCTACACAGCTACTGGGCGTTTTTAGGTATAGAGGTCAATATGATAATCCTAATGCAGAGGCTTTAAAGCAAAGTGGCATTTATACTCTTCTGTTATCATCTGAAGAAAAATATGGAGTATTGGTCACTTTCAATTCAACGGCATTCATAATTCAACTGTTTGGTTACTCAGGTGGAATCAGGTATAGGCGTAGCAATGACAATTCATGGACTGCATGGAAAGAACTTTAAAAGGTGGAGTACTAAGCTCCACCTATATCTTTATAGTTTTGTCCATGTATCTGCATCACTACCTCCACCATTGACATGATAAACATCCTGATCACTTATACTTATAGCAAGTGACCGTCTCATGGAATCACCCAATGTAATTACCCAGAAACTCTTGCCTGAGTGCATTGTGGAATGAACATAAATCTTCAAAGGATCGCCCAGAAGATTAATTCACATGTATTCTCTGGGCGTTAACAATTGTGCGAAAACAAGTGCAAGTGGTAGTTTCTCATACATCCATACTAATGACTTTGGAGTAAAAACCTTTTATGTTGGATATGATAACGGTAACGGGTTCTTTTTTCAAACGCCTGGAGGTATTTATGATATTAGTGTGACAAAGAGGACTTGATAAATAAAGAGGTGGTTGATCACCTCTCTTTATTAATATATGAAGCACTTTTCAATGCTCGCCACACACCTGGGCGCTCTTTCTCCATTCTTCGTCATAAAAGGTGGTATGAACTCTTCTAATATAAATGATCAGACCACAGTCACAGAGATGGGTATATATTTGGTTTCAGGCACTACTAACAATGGCTCAGCATTTCAAGCAGACGGCCTTCTCATTGTAGGCAGAGGGGCCAGATTAAAAATAGCAGCGAATGGAAAACTTGGAACACTTGTAAACGGTTCATGGGTTGACAAATAAAGGAGGTGGGCTTTAACCCACCTCTATTTATATTTCTCTCCAATTACTATAACTACTTCCTCCATTTAACGAATTTCTTATAAAAAAACGAGAGTCTGAGGCATTTCCAAATAGTTGATTACAATAGGTCGTGCCTTTTAACGTGGTTAATACACCATAAGGTGTGGGCATATCTGAATCGTTAATTTTTTGTTCTACTATTACGCCCAGGAAAGCTATATAGTTGACATAAAAGAGGTGGAGTTAAATGCTCCACCTTTTTATTCGTCATAGTACATTAATTTGTATTCTATAGTTTTGTCCGTAGTTCCATACACTACCGCAATCCAGTTTCCAGCATAATATCCTATACTTGCTTTGGATGTGTCTCCTTCACCAAACAGGGGAGAAGCGCCATTGTCTGCTGTAAATGAATACACAGAAAATCCATTATCAATCTTTAGGATAATAATGCCATTTTTGTTTTTTAAAAGATTGAATGTAACAAATCTTCTATCTGATCCAAGCACCGAAGTTGTAGTTATATTCCCGCTTATTCCTTTTAGTAATCTGGAGGAAACTCCGCCCAGAGAATAAGATGGCATAATCTTCTGGGCGCAGCTGGTACAGTAAAGGTCAAGAAACTGAGTAGCGGAGAAGACACGTTAGGGAATGGTTTGTTCCTATCCCCAGACGGAGGTACACTATATTTGACACTGTATAATGTTAATGGAAATGGGTATAGGCTTAGATTCTCTTGGGGTGGTGATTTGGCAATCGAACAACGAACCACCGGTACAGGGAAATGGTCTGTCATAAAGACATTATAAAAGGTGGAGTACTACGCTCCACCTTCTTATATTTCTTTCCATGCTCTCCCATTAACCCTCATATATATTGCACCAGTATCTTCTCTAAAAGCTATGTCTAACAATGTATTTGGAACTCGAACATAAGAAGCCCAAGCTACAGGCTGTCCTTCTATTGAAGAACTATTGGCTTCGGCAACAATCGAACTGGATATCTGAGACAGAGCTGTTATATATTGGCGTCCCAAATAATTCCATCCGCCCAGAGAATAACATGCGGATTAATCTTCTGGGCGGATTAAGGCATGTAAGAGATCTCGCCCCAAACGATAATTTGAATAATATATTAACCGCTGGTTCTTATACTGCATATTCACAAATGCATCCTTCAAATATGCCATCATTTATTCCTTCTACTTCAACAGCTAGTATATTGGTGATAGAAAACGGCACTGAATTAATTCAAAGAGCATTATCACTTACTGGAGAAAGCGGTTTTAGGATAAATCATAATGGAACTTGGTATGGGTGGTTTCAAAAATAAGTATTAGTATAATAAGTTGATTAAAAAGGAGGACCAAAATCCTCCTTTAATTGTTATGTTAGAGTGAGTAGCCTTGGTTTTGACCATGTGTTACCAACAAGTACTCTAAACCAACATGCTCCGGTTCCTCCAGCAGAAGATGTTTGTGTTACTCTTTGAATAACTCTTAATGTGTCCGAGTTTCTAAAGACCTCTATATAATCACCGCTAAGCCAATAAGTACCAGGGGTAGAGTATCCATCATAAATATTTGAAGGATTTTGGATTTCCTTGACAACGCCCAGAAGAACCAACCTTTATATTCCAACTCCTTCTACACGCTTCCAGTTGAAATGTACATAATCTCTATAATATAAATATCCAGTATTAAAAGAAATTGCTAAGTCTGCCCATCCACCATCTGAAGTATAGAATTGAACACCTATGCAATTCTCGTCATTTATTGAATATGTCGCACTTGACATTCCTCCAACGCCCAGAAAGTATCGCTGACATAAAAAGACGGCTTATACGGCCGTCTTTTGAATTTCCCACATAGCTGATGTTTTGTTGTCTTGCAATAGCAATCTATTTGTTGTCGAATTGTAAGCAAAACTAAAACCATCATTGCCGCTATCTTTTGCCCTTATATATAACCATCCTGATGAAAGATATACATCCGGCAAACTTAATTGATCGCCCAGAAGATTATGCCATCTTATTCTCTGGGCGTATCAGATCAAAAGATGACTCAGTTGGACAACAATACAGATCTGGATAATTTAAAAGAAGAAAAGAGGTATTTTGCAAACTTACAATGGACAACAATTACAAATTTGCCGAGCGGTACTTCAACAGGTGCCATAATCGTTGATAATACAATCTATAAGATGCCAACTGATGGAACTTTGTTGATGGTGAAACAAACATTGCTTTCAGGATATGGTCGGAATTATGAGAGATTATGTTATGGTGGTACATGGACTGTATGGCATACAATTTATTCATAAAAGGTGGGGTTGATTCCCACCTTTTTATTATGTTTTTGCTATTTTTACCCAAGCAGAAGAAGCGTCAAACTTTGAATAAAAATTACCATTTGTATCTATTGCAATTTTGCACCCATCCCCTCCTGTTAAATTGAACACTTTCATATATGGCGCAGGGTAGTTTGGCACCTGGGCAGCATACCATGTATCATGCTCTCTATTATACTCCGATGATTCTATTCCATAGTATTTACCAACGCCCAGAAGGTAATTTAATAGATTGCTCCTACAAATAAACGTACCCCAGGAGTAGTTGCCTTTTCTGTAATAATCAAATCTCCTCCTGATGAGCCAAAATCAAACCTAGACGGGTTATGAATACCTATCTTTTCACATTCACTTTCTTGGCAAAACACGATGCAACACGTATCATAAGATGCTCTTATAACGTAAGCTCCAGCTGTACCTTGTCCGCTTCTTTTGGCTATTGTAAAGGTCCTACCATCTACAAGTGTTCCTTTATCTTCCAAAATCACCCCGCCCAGAAAGTCAAGCCTGCGAAGCAACCTCCTGTGGACGACCGCTGCCCTGTGCATCCTAAGAAGCAGCGTTGCGCAGAAGCAGGAAAAGCGAAGGTCCATCATGACCCGAAGCCACGCAGTCTTTAGCTGCGGGGTAGTTCACAGTTTGTACTAAGACTATAAGACACTCTTAGTTAAAAGTGTATTATGGGCGTAGTTAAGACTATGTAGATTCCGTGCCCGTTTCATCGGGCGATTCCTTTTGTTGTTTAAACAGTTTTTTCGACGATTTGATGAGCGACTCTTCTTTTCCAAAGATGTAGTATTTCTGAGTAGTTTCCATTTTGGCGTGTCCGAGGATGGTGGTGATATCGTTCGTTGGCAGGCCCATAGCGTTGAGCATCGTCGAGCAGGTCTTGCGGGCCAGGTGGAAGTGTACGCGCTGTTTGATGCCGATACGTTCGGCGATGGTCTGGATGATACGGTTGCCCGTCGAATTGCACTTCACGCATTTGCAGAGTCGTGTGATCGGTTGGTAGCGGTCGATGATTTCCTGACCTTTCCCCCAGAAGAGTGTCTTAATCGGGATAGTCACATCGCGCTGCGTCTTATACATCCGTTTGCGGATGATACCACCGCTGATGTCGGCTTCGTCGAGCGTGGTCAGGTCGCTCCATCTGAGACCCGTATAGACCCCGAGTAGGAACAGGTCGCGCACCTTTGCCTCCTTGCCAGTCAGTCTGGCTCGTTCAATCTTTCGCAGTTCTGTCTTAGTCAGAAACTCCTGTTTCGGCGTCATATTGCCTATGGTAATCCATTTGAACGGGTTCGACACCAGTATGTCGCGTTTGATGGCCTCCTGTGTGAGACAATGGAGTTGTTTTAGGCGGCCTTTGATGGTGTTATCCGACAGTCCGCTGTTGGTCATATCGGTCCTCCAACGCTCGATCCAGTCGTGCGTGATGGTGTCCATGCGGATTTGCTTATCAAACTTCTCGGCTTCGCGGGCCAGGGTATGATAAGACGACTTGGTTTGGGGTTTGCGCGTACTCGTGTCGATGACCGCCTCGACAAATTCTTCGATGGTGGCCGATGGTTTGGCGCCTGACTTCACTGCCTGCTTCAACTGCAGAAGCGACATCGGCTGACCGTGGAGTAGTGCATCGAGTTCAATTTCCTCAATTTCGTGCATCCAATGGACCAGCCAGACGGTCAGTTTGTCTGAGTTGTCGTGGTTGACGACGCGGCCACGATGCCATTGATTAGGATAGAGCATGACTTGGGTAGAGAAGTATATCCTTTTCCCGTTCTTACGTGCTTCGACGGCCACCGATGAGCGTCCGTCAGCGTTCAGTCTGTTGCCGTAATTGTAGCACAGACGATACCTGATTTTTGAGTCGATTTTTAAAGGCATTTCAGATTAAATTTAAGATTATAAATCAATAATAAGATAATAATTAGTAGAAGATAAAGACATAAACCTCCATCAAGGAGATTTTCGGCGCAAAGATACTATTTATTTTTGATAACGACAAACGGTTTTGATATTTTAATACAAAACTCGGGCAAAAACGATGCAAAAATCTCTCTGACTGCTAAACTTTGTTAAGCAGCGGGCTCATTATTTGAACTCTGACGAGAACCGCTTGATCTTGGTCCTGAACGTGCCAGGCTTCAAGCTGTATTTCTTGGCTATCTCATCAACGCAGGTGTAATATAAGTCCTTGTCAACGAAACGTCTCTGAAGGTATTCCCGATAGGCTGGGAAATATTTCACATCGCCGACAGAGACCTTATTGCGCTTGAGAGCAGCCAAAAATGCCTCAAAAAGTTCAATATGGTCGAAAATAGTGTCCATTGTATGAATCTTTTGGTTAACTTTGCAGCATGTTTGAAGCAAACGCTTTGCAAAGTCTAATGTTTGCTAACACCAAAGGTCTGCGAGCCTCCTTGTAGATACGCCGTCCAATGGACGAAACAGCGAAAGGAGGTCGCAGACTGAAGGGGCAAGTCTTGATTCCGGCAAGGCAAGCCCCTGTTTCTTTGCTATGTAATCATCATGTTTCCTTTCCTTATATTTTAAAGGGTTCAACGATGTTAGTTTGCATCGGTTTGCCCGAGTTGTAGGCAAAGATATAATCGACATAAAAACGATTTGGGACGAAGTGGTTTTAGGCTTGATTTTTGAGCCTAAAGTGACTTCTGTTTTCTTGCGATTCCGCTGATTAATTCCGAATTTTGCCGACGGACGGGAGCAATCCCGCTACCACCAAAATTCAATTTAATAACAACACAAAACTATTGTATTATGGCTTTAGATGTTAATGACCTCGCTTTGCTGAAGTCGATGAACGGAGGCAGCGAACTGTCGCCTTATGAGCAGGTGAAGCTCGATCACCTGACGGCCAAGAGTCACACTGGCGGTGTGGCTGTGGCAGGATTGGTAACTGGTGTTGTCGGTGTGACCGCCGGCGTAACTGCATGGCTGTTCGGCGGATTGTTCGCCAACGCCAAGGGCAAGGAGGCCAAGGAGGTTGCCATCGCCGCCAAGGAGATTGCTGCCCTGCAGAACGGCGCCACACAGCGTCAGCTCGACCAACTGACCAGCCTGTTTGCCGCCGAGCGTGCAGAGCGCATCAATGGCGACCAGACTATTACCCAGACTGTCACCGACACCGTGAGTGGTAGCCAGCAGTCGTCTCTCACTGCACAGCAGGCTGCTGAACTGAGCGCTGTCAACAGTGTGATGACGCAGACCTACTCCGACTTCGTGACTGGTCGCGCCTCGCTCAACCCGACTCCCGTCAGCCTGTACTCGGCTCCTCAGCCTTGCAACTGCCCAGGCTGCGGTTGCGGTCAGTAAGGTCACACGGTAGGCGGCGGTTCTTTCCATACGTGGCCGCTCGGCTTTGCTGCTTGCTACTGGCCCTGCCGCCGCCTGCCACTTTTCTCACGGCAATATATGAAATGGTTTACAAACAACAAGAAGCGACTCGAAATGATACAGGCTATACGACCAACGAGTAAAGCGACACTGAAGATGCAGTGTCTGATGGTATGCAAAGGCGACCTCGACGAGGCGATGAAACTCTATGAATACTTTGCCAAGGATATGCCAGAACTACCTGATTACGATCAACCCGCACCGACGTGGCAGCAGAACACGGCAGCCACCGTCAACGGTATCATGGACTGGCTGAAGAACAATGGCAGTACCATTCAGCAGGCATACTCGTTCGTGCAACAGGTGATTGCCAACAAGGGTGCCCTGCCGACCATCACACCCGAGGCACCCGCCGCCGAGCCGCTGCCAAATATTAATTAATTCACGGCAATATGAATGAAAAAGAGAATGTTCAGAAAGAACCGCTCAAAGGTTTCCCCATCACGTTCAATGTCTACGCACGAAACGAGCAGGAAGTTGAGGATTTACGCATGGCTATCGTTGCTTTTATCGGTACTCATGCTCATCAAGGTCGTGCCATTGATGCGGCGCGTCTGGCGAAAGCCGTCGCCAACTGGGACAAAAATCCATTAGTGAAGAATCAAATCATTAAATACTTTCAATAGTAGAAAGAATTGGAAAGAAATAGAAAGGATTAAGTTATGGCAGAAGAAGTGAAAACAATAGGCGGTCAGCCTGCAGCTGGTGCTGCTCCGCAACCAGGAACGGTACAACCCCGTCCGTGTCCACAGGACTGCACCAAGTGTATGATGCCGCAGCAGATTTTCTGTGCGGTGAAGATGTTGTTTGAGATGAGCCGCTCACAGCAGCAGCTCCGCAATCAGATGGAGGAGATGTCAAAGGCCGTTGGCGTGCTTCAGGATCAGATGAAACCGAAGGAGGCTGACGGACAACTCTCAATCCCGTTTGTCGAACAGAGTTAAGAAATGCACAGGAGGAGGACGGTGCAGAGAATAGGTCCTCGTATAAATAAACCCACAAAACATTTTAAACTATGGCTTGTAATCAGAATGGAAAGACGTTTTTCAACAGTCTGACCCCGTACCCAGGAGGCACCGACGCCTCCACCACGTACATGCTGGATGCAACGCACTACACGTGCGGCAACCGCCAGATGTGCGTCTCAGCCGACGGATTCCCCTTGGCAAGTAACATTGACGTTCAGGTGCTCGGCGTGCCCCGCGCCCTCGGCAGCGAGTATTGCTGCGACGTGCGCTGCATCTGCGACCTCACCTATCAGCAGGTCTATCGCTGCGGCAATGGTTGTCCGAACAGTTGCCTCGTGACCGAGAAGGTCATCGTCACCAAGTGCATCCCCTGTCCGTCAGCCGACGTGCCCACCGTGACACCCGTCGGTGTGAGTGCTTCACCCGTGGGAGCATCCTGCGGCTGTCCGTCCACGAACGTCTGTGAAGTGGAGTTCGCCTTCACCGTCGCTACTGGCGCTTAACGCTATGGACTGGAGGGATATTGCTTGCATCGTGTTCGTCTGCACGGCGGTCAACCACCTCGGACTGATCGAGACGATTGAGGGTATCATCAAAAGGGAAATCCCCATCGTCAACTGCCCGCGATGCTTCACCTGCTGGAGCGTCTTTGCCTACGAACTGTGGTGCGTCGGTTTTTCCGACCTACCAATGGCGCTCGCAATATCCTTCCTTTGCTCTTATCTCGCCATCTGGCTTGAACTCATTATGTACGCAATCGACACATTATATAATAAAATATATGGCATCATCGAAAACAACAACGAAGAAGAAATCCGCGACGAAGGTGAGTGATGAACCCGTCGAGTCTGTTGCTGCGGTACAGCGGCAAAGCAAGCGTAAGCCCACTGCCACTCGTCGTGTCCCCGTACAATATACACCCCGCATCCCGACAGCCCGCTGTCCTAGGTGTTAAGGATGGAATAAGGAAATTCTGCGCAAATAAAAAGATGCAGATATTCAGTAATTTGTAACAAACAAGGATTTATTCAACAAATAAGATTATGACAGCAAACGAACTGAAAGAGCAGTATATGATGCTCTACGAATACATGGCGCAGAGCCGCGACCCGAAGAACATGAAGGCTTTCGGCCACGTGATGACCGAGATGATGGACTGGCTCATCGCCAACAAACCCGATGTGGCAGAGGAGATGGTCCAGAAACTCGAAGCTATCCGCTGGAACCAGTATCTCACCCACAAGGAGGCGGAGAATATCATCGCCAGGATGAACCCGTCCGCCCCTTGGAAGCACGATGTATGGTTGACCGCCATGACCAAACTCGGCATCCCGACCGAGGAATCCCCTTATTATAATTCATGCGCCCTTTGGACCGAGATGAACAAGCAGTACAGCGATCACGCGCAGTCGCTGGCCGACAAGGTTTGGAAGAAGCCGCTCGCGACCATCCCCACCGAGGACATCGTGCCAGCCATCCACGCCCTCGCCATCGACGTGCTCCGCGACAAGGACGGCGTGTATGATATTCGCGCCTACTTCGGACTGAAATGAACAACGCCATCGCCCGCCGGATGCTCCTCGAACGCATCTACGATAAGATGACCGACGAGGAAAAACGCCTCTTCGTTCTGCTCTCGATGCAGAACAGGAGCAACGACGAGATCCTGCAGGCGATTCGGAAGAACCAGCAGCGCCTACAGCAGTTGGTGGAGCACGCCAACCGTGATAAATGGTATGTGGCGTTCGGATCGGATGTCGCTGCCAATGTGCTTACCAACTCTGCGTCATGGCTGCTCGGTAAACTTTTCAAGAAATAATTCATATAGCCGTGAACGTGTGGGGTGGGGTGGTCTTAATGGCTGCTCCGCCCTGCTTTTTTGCCCGAAAAGGACGATACTGATAGTCATATATCCCAAACGCACTTTAGTTCTATTGTATCTTTGCCGAAAAGAGAACAAAGAAAAAATGAATACATTGATTAATGACATTCAGCCCATCCTGCTCACGGCACTCGTTGGCATCATCATAGGCTATGCTCGCTATGTCAACACACTAAAGACACGTGTGGCAGTGTTGGAGAAGACACTCGAAGACCTGACAAAAACCATCGAGTCTATGCAGAAGCGGCTTGATTCCCATTCCAAGAAGCAGGATGAGATATACGACGCCCTTGGTGGTATGAAGGGCGACGTGTCGAAGATGAACCTCGACATCGTGAAGGAAATGGGAACCATTTCGGCCAGCGTGTCATCGTTGGCTTCGGAGGTTAAGGGATTAAGCAATCTCATCCTTGCTTCGGACAAAGGTATTAAAATTGAACGACAGTAATATGAAGACGATGAATCAATTTTGGACCACACTGAAGACGCGCTGGCAGAATGCCATGCCAGTTTTCTTTCGTCGGGTATGTTGGATTTGCTCTCTGGTATCTGGTACGGCCATCGCAGCACATACGGCCATGCAGACCACCGGGTCACAAGTGCCGGAGTGGTGGAACGATATCTATCCGTATCTGGTCGGCATCACGGCAGGGATGGCCTTTGCGGCTAAGTTCACACAGAACTACGACCGTGCTGGAAACCCTATTAAAAAACTGCCCGAAAATAGCAATAATTGATTTTTTAAGTGTGACAAGTAAATGAAAGTTAATCCGTATTGTAAAATAGGTTAAAAAACCGCCCGCAATGGCAAGATATTGGAGTAGCGCACTTTAAAAAGCGAAAAATGGTAGTTTCAAATGGAAAATTGCTTTGAAATATTTCTCAACGAGGTGACTCGTATAGAGTTGATACAGGCGTCGGTTTGTACGTTACCGATACCATTCTGTGTGGGCGAAATCACGCAAATGAACAACTGTACGATTGGAGAGGCGACGATGGTTGTGGATATCAGTAGTACAAGTGCGGACGGACTCTTGCAGTCGGCGTCGACGTTGAAGACCCAGGAGAAGCCGCAGGCCGCAGGTTATCTGCGCAACCACGACTTGCAGATACCTATCAAGGACGGTTACGACACCATCCGACAGAAGCGCGGTTCGCTTGCAGGCCGTGATTTCTACGTCGTTTTGCGGATGTTATCAGGTTCAGAGTTCCTGCTTTATTCTCTTCCGAACACATCGACCGTCTCTGTCGAAGATCAGGTTGGGTCGGAATCGAAGCAGACGGTGAAGGTTAGTCTGCAGTCACTATCTAATATGATAAAGATTACGCGAACAAATAATTAACGTTATATCCGAATTATTGATTATAAATCATTGATTAAAATTTGAAGTTCATTTGCTCTGGAGCCCGTGAGGGTGTGGGAGCAAAACTGCACAATTTTTGAAAGTCAAATATTAAAGATGTGTATGTCAAGGCTGGTGCGCGAGCATCGGCCTTGATTGTTGTATTGCCCGAAAAACGGATTAAAGCGCCTTAAAATCTGTCACACGTAAAAATAGGAACATATACCTTTGCCGACAGTTGAAAATTAAAAATCAAAAACGCAATGAACGGACTATTTGAGATACTCAGCAACAAGGAGTGGATGATTCAGCAGGAGTTCCTGCACAGCATCCTGCCGACGCTGCAGTACAACATTACAAACCATGCGACGCTCGGCATCGAGCGCGAGAAGAAGTCGCCTATGGCCATCGGTCAGCAGGGGCAGGACTTCCTACGTGAGTATCAGGTGACTGAGGACGGCAACGTGCTTCCTGCCTATGATGGCTGGGGCGAGGGTGACGTGCTCGGCAAGATGAAGGAGCCTTTTGTAAATGTGATGCCTGTTGACGGACCTATCACCCGCAATGGTGGCGCCTGCTCTTACGGATCACGCGACATCCGCGACTGGATGATGAAGGCCGCCGACAACAAGTTCTGTCAAGGTCACGTCCTGCACATCAACACCCCTGGCGGCAGCGCTTGGGCGAAGAACGACTTCCAGCAGGGCATCGACTATGCTCACGCCCGTGGTCAGCGCGTTATCGCCTTCATCGACGGACTTTGCGCTTCGGCTGGTATGTACCTCGCTTCGCTCTGCGACGAGGTGTATGTAATGAACCCGAAAGACCAGTTGGGCTGCGTCGGCGTGATGGCTGCTTTCTTCACGATGAAGAATGGCGACAAGGACCTCTCGACGGGCGAGACCTACCGCGAGTATTACGACCCCGAGAGCGTGGATAAGAATAAGGAGATGCGCGACATCGCCGAGGACGAGGACGCCACGCTGCTCATCGCGGAACTGAAGAATCTCGGTGAGGAGTTCCGTGTCGACATGAAGGCTGCTTTTCCGAAGACCGACGTGGACGAGCACTTGAAAGGCAAGATTTTCGATGCCAAGGACGTGATGGGCATTCTGTGCGACGGTCAGATGATGCTCGGCGAAGTGATAGGCCGCGTCTTCGACCTCGCCAACGGCAGCGCCCAGCCCATCGAGCGCACTGCCAGCCGCAAGATTGGCAAGATGCAGAAGCCGTCAGTCCGTCAGCAGGCCGGGGCAGCGAAGGAGAACATTTTTTCACCAACAAACAATAGTATTAATATGAAAGAGAATTTCCCAGCAGTATTTGCACTTCTCGGAGTTGAGGAGATGCAAATGAGCGAGGAGGGCACTTTCTTCAACAAGGATTTGCTCGCCACGCTGAATGCCGCCATCGAGGCGAAGAACCAGGAGATTGCCGACGCGAAGAAACTCGCCGACGATCTGACCGCAGAGAAGGAACAGTTGATGGCCGACCACCAGAAGGCTATCGAGGATTTGAACACCGAGCACACCGAGGCTATTGCTGCCCAGACTGCTCTCGTTGAGGAGAAGCAGAAGGCCATCGACGACCTGAATGCTAAGATCGCCGATCAGGAGCAGGACATCACTGCCAAGGAGGAGACGATTGGCAACCTGCAGAACGACCTGAACGCCAAGCAGGCCGAGGTTGACGAAAAGACCAACGCTCTGACTGAGAAAGAGACTGAGTTGAACGGTGTGAAGGAGTCGCTGACAACGGCTGAGAACACGCTTGCCGAGCGTGACCAGCAGATTACCGACCTGAACGCTCAGATTACGGAGCTGCAGAACAACCCCGGCGCAGAGCCCGCAGCAGGCGCAGCCCCGCAGAACAATGGTGGCGGTGCCGACGCTCCCGCAGCCGTGGTGAACCGCTACGTGTGGAACCGCGAACTCTCAGCCGAGGAGAACTGGAAGCGGGAGGAGCAGTGGAACAAGGAACACGGCATCGAGAAGTAGCCCTCTAAAAGACCACACAAAAACTTTTTCAAATAACATTATTCACCAACATTAAAAAACTATGGCAGAATTAAAGTTCATCGGTATCGACAATGTGATCAACATTGCGAACCAGCTGGAGCCCAACATCATCATGGGTCCCGCGTATTTCAAGAAGGCCGAGCTGAGCCGCCTTGCTATCAAGGTCATCACCGGCGTGCAGTTCAAGAAGACCGCTATGGTGCTCAGCCGCAAGGGTGGTACCAGCCGTCGTAAGAAGGTAGGCGTTCACCAGGAGTCGAAGATTGGCTACCTGATGGAGCGTGAGCTTGTCGCTCACATCGTCTGGAACCGCTTCCGTCACAACGAGGACGAGTTCCAGGAGAAGCCCATCCCCATCGAGGGCAGCGCAAACTTCCACTATCCCCTCGCCGAGGAGTTCATCACTGAGATCGGTAAGGAGTTCTCCGACGACGTGTACGCCAACCTGTTCTTCGGCGACGAGAACAGCGAGGACGAGTCTCTGAACTACTACAACGGCTTCCACACCATCATCAACAACGACATGGCCAAGGGTCTGATCAGCGAGGCCAACGGCAACCTGATTCCCTGCGCCGTGCTCGACGCTCCGCAGAGCGAGGGCGACAGCCAGGCTTGGGACGACTTCGTGAAGTGGCACGACAAGTGGCCCTCAGTGCTGCAGGATGCCGACAACGTGATTGTCTATCTCGGCGTGGACTACGGCAACAATATCAGCGACGCCTACGAGCAGAAGCACCGCTCGCTGAAGTCAGCTGACTTCCTCGACGACGGCAACTTCAAGATTGCCCGCTATCCGAACATCACCTTCGCCCCGACAGCCAAGTGGGGTAACGGCACCCGCATGGTGGCCACCATCCCCGGCAACTTCGAGCTCGGCGTGAACAGCGAGGGTCAGGAGTCGTTCGTAGCCGTGCAACATGGCAGCGACGAGGATGTGAAGGACATCATTTTCCAGATCCAGGGTATCTACGGCTGCCGCATCCTCGACATCCTGAAGCGTTCGTTCGTTACCAACGGCGGAACCATCGAGGCTGGCAACATCGAGCGCGGCGACTACGAGAAGGATGCCGTCATCGCTATCCCCAACGACAAGGAGCTCGGTTCAGTGACAATCAAGAACGGTGAGACACCCGTCGAGAGCGGCACTGAGGTAGCCAAGGGCGTGACCCTGACGCTGACCGCTACACCGAAGACTGGTAAGAACTTCGTGAAGTGGAGCAACGGCTCAACCGCCAACCCGACCAGCATTGTCACCACTGGCGATCCTATCGCTATCGTCGGTATCTTCTCGGGGGAATGATAGCCGGAGGCGACCCGGCTAATCAAACGCCTGCACCAGAGCCCGAGCCACAACAGCCCGAGCCGCAGGAACCCGAAAAGGTCAGTTACAATTTCACCAGCTTCAGCGCCGATGGTCAGACTGAGTACGCCACGGGCGTAGCCGAGACCACAGGCGAGAAGAAGACCTTTGGTGGACAGGAGTACATCGAGGTCGAGGTGAAGGAGAACTCAATTCCAGAGTGGGTAGGACGTAAGTTCTACATCATCGCAACGGCAGCCGCCGATGGTGAGACCAAGTACCCGCTCTACGACGCAGAAGGTAACGAAGCCGGCATCCTGGTGACTATCACACCCCTCGCTGACGTAGGTCAGGGCGGCGGTGAGGACACCGACCTGGATGACTAATCTCTCACAAAGGGGGTAGGGGAGCCCCAGGCGCAATATCGCCCGCCGACGGGCTCCCTCCCTTTTCTAAGTAAAAGTAGTAACCACACAAAAACATTGAATTATATGGCACAGAATTGTCCAACAATGATGAATATTCTCAAAGCAGACGACTGTTTGGAGAATTTGGCTGGCATCAGCGCCGACGTCTATGTCGGTATCAAGTCTGACCTGTCGGCTCCCCTGACCGCCGAGGAGAATGTCTATTCGACGCCCGCCTTCGCTAGCGGTAAGGGATTGTATAAGATTCAGGGCAAGAACGAGGCCCAGAAGATTGCTTTCTCAAGCCTCGGTCCCCGCAAGGGCTACGAGCTCACGATCACAATCGTCATCGAGTCTCTCAACAAGGTCTTCTCGAAGGCTGGTCGCGCCCTCAATAATCTCGACCTGTTCTTCATCGTAAAAGATGGTGACGAGAGTCTGATTATGTACGACCCGCAGCGCCGTTGCGAGGCTGACTCAGGCGGCATCGCTGGTGACACTGGTGATACAGCCGACTCTGATCGTCAGGCCACTTGCGAGTTCAAGCTCAAGCCCGTCAAATATCCTCTGCTCTACGTCACTGAGCCGCAGACTGGTGGATGGGACGGCTTGATGGGGGAATAACCGCCGGCACCGCTCCGGCTGAACAACCGTCACCAGCTCCCACCGAGGAGCCCGACGATTCTCCCGAAGAACCATAATCGAAAGCAATTTGAATGGTTTCATAAGTTGACTTGATTTTAGGTTAGTAGTCACCCCGCGTCACGAGTTGGCGCGGGGTTTTTCTTGTCCCATTATATATAATAAAAGGTGTTACCTTTGCCCTGTAATCAAACAACAAAACTTATGGAACAGAAACTTTATTCACAAATGACACCTGATGAACAATTACGCTACGTAACCGACCTGACAAAGTTCTGCGATGAGAAGCTACCCGTGCTCGAACGGATCGGCGACGCCTGGGAGCAGTCGTCGCGCAAGGACATGGAGACGGGCCTGCAGCTGCTCTACGCCTTCCAGTTCGCCCGCGACTTCGTTGACAAGGCCGTGCGCTACGGCGACTATGCCGCCCGTGCCCACCGCCTGCGTATTTATGTCGATAAAATCAAGGGCGAGGTGGCTAAGGGACTTGCACTGAAGGGCAGTGACGGCCACACTTACGCCCTCGTGGCACCGACCGTACCAGCCCGTCGACGTGGCCGTCCGAGTGCCGCCGAGATCGAGGCCCGCAAGAAAGGCATCGAGATGCCGAAGCCTACAGACCCCGAGATGGAGAAGCAGATGGTGATCGCCAAACTGATGGGCGTCGAGGTGATTGTCTCTGACAAGGCGCCCCGCGAGAAGAACAATGCCGAGGTGGCCGCCGAGAAGGCCGCCAAGAAGGCCGAATACGAGAAACAGAATCCGAGTCTGTTTCCAACCGATACACAACCCTCCGTTGTTGCCAAGGGTGCGTCCGTAACTTCCGCACCCGGGGCCGCCGCCATAGAAGTCACAACCCCACCTGCAGGCAGTGCCGACCGTCGCGAAGGTCAGCCTGCCGAGGGTGGTTTACCCTGTCCCACGATGAGTGAGGTCTATCAGGACCGCATCGAACAGGACCGCCTGCGCCTCTCCGACCTCGCCTGGCTCTGCTCCGACGACCTGAAGAAGCGTATCGAGACGGTGCGCGGTCTGCGTGTCACCGCCGAAAGTGCCTCCGAACGTGCCAAGACGATGGCCGACATGGGTGCCTCGCCCGACCAGATTGCGCCCTACGCCCAACAGGCGAAAGAAGCCGTAGAGGGCTACATGGCCATCTACCAGGCTGTCGACGAGGAACTCGCCGTGCAGTTCAAGCGCCTCAGTATCGACCTGCCGTACATCGAGCGTTTCAAACAGCGCTTCCGTGGCGTGGATATCGAGAAGGTGCTGCACATCACCCGCCCGTATTATGAAAAGGTGAAGAAGGACAATCCTGCCATCGACGCCCGTGTCAAACTCGCCATCAAGACGGACAACCCCGAGTACGCCGCCCGCCTGAAGGCCGAGGAAGCGAAGAAAGAAGAAGTCTCCGACATTCTCCGCTATCTCAAGCGCAAGGACAAGCCTGCGAGCGACGTTAGACTGAAATCTGCAAAAGAAGTAAAGTTTCCAAGACTTGTCGAACTGATTGGCGAGAAAGAGGCGATGAACTATTATCCGTTGATAACCTATATCGAGGAAGAGAACCGCAAACTTCACGAAACAGAGGACAAGGAGAAAGCGTCGGAGCCTGTCAGCACTCAGGAAAAGATCAAAGATGATAAACCCAAGAAATCTTCGGCCAAGAAGAAAGCTGACAAGCCTAAAACAGGGAAGAAGAAGGATGGGCAGTAATGCTCATTCTTTTTTAATATTATGAATTTTGTTTCGCTAGGAATAGTATTCGCCTATTTCAAGTTTTTTCCTTTTTCGCCTGCTTCTCCACCCGCTTCTGCAGCCACGCCAGCATATTTCCGAGCAACGTGTCCTCGTTCATGCCCCGCAGCGTATGCACCGGCGTCATGTCGCTTTTCTTTCGGAATCGGATAATCCATCGGTCGAAGATGCGCTGTTTGTCGAGAATCAGTCCCTGTTCCTTCATCAACTTGGCGATTTCGCGCGACTTCTCCTGTCGGGCGCGTTCCGCCTCGGTCATCATCTGCTTTCGGTTCGCAGGATCCACTATCGGCAGTCTTTTCATTGTGTCATCATTTGGTTCGTTCTACATTTTGCCCGTGTCAGTATTTTGGTCGTTTTCAACAGTGTACTCATTCTTCTTGACCGTCACCTTGCTGCCGTCCTCGCTGACCACGGCGCGGTAGCCGCTGGGCACCTCGTACTCGCCCTCATTGATATACTTCACCTCGCCAGCCCACGCTAGGATGAACCGCTTGTAATCGTCGCCCTTGATCCAGATGGCTTCGTCCTTGCTGGTGGTGTACTTGAAGAAGATGCGGAACACGAGGTCGCCCGTCTCTGCAATCTTCGTCATGTCCGACACCGCCACCACGTGGTCGGTATTTACCCATAGCAGTTGCTCGTCGGGCATATCCGCCATCGCCTCCTTTAGTTTGTCCTTACCACCCATGAGGGCCGATGCAAACATACCACCAATTCCCAAATCGTCGATCTTCTCTGAGACCAGCTTCGAGAAATTCTTCTTTGTTACGTTGATAATTGCCATATCTTGTTCCTTTTTATGTTATTTACAGACTCTTCTTATAAGGAGTCAACAGGACAAACCTCGTCACAATATAACCTTCTTCCACCTTTCATAACCACAGTTAGAATGTCTGGGTCTGTTGGCTTGCCTTGAAAGATACTATCTACATCTGCAACACTTACGGTATCTATAACCTCATGGCTGCTCTTTAATTCTAATTTGTCTGTCATACTTATTCTCCTTTCTGTGCTTTAATTTCTTGCTTTGTTGCAATACGAAAGAAATTACTTGGCTTCACTAGTACTTCTATATGATTGTCGTTTATAAGTGCATTATCATAAATACTTGTATATACCTTTCCTTTTGTGAAAGAATCATATCCTTTTATATCTTCAAGACACATATAACAATTACCTTTCTTAATTTCTGTCATATCTATTCTCCTTTCTGTGCTTTAAGATTTTTCTTTGGTAACTTATCTAAATCTTCCAAATCAATCCGATACCCAAAGCGTTCTAAATAAGATTTACATTCATCCTTGTAAAGTGTCGTTTGCCCTGTGTCTGGACTTACTTTTTCCCATATAGGCAAATCTTTCACTTCAAGGGTGTCGAGGAAAGAAAGAACCTTATTGTAAGCACCTATTTGATGCATTATCTTTTCCAAACCTCTTCGTTTACATTGTTCTTTCTTCTGCAAAGCATTTGTTTTAAGTCTCTCTATCTCCGCTACTAAAGCGTCTTTGTCTATTAAATGTGCCATAACTATTTATTTTTAAATGCAATCACAAGACTTAAAATAAGTGTGCAGAATAGCATTGTAACACAAATTGTTGTAATTTCTTCATGCATACTATTACTCTCCTTTCATATAGTTTCTAAAATCTTCAATCATTCTCTTTTTATTAAGATTACCTGCACCGCAATAGTTTGCATCAGGAATCAGCTCAAAGTAATCTACCTCGCTATGAGTTCTTAGCCACTCGCAAGCCTTCTCAATAAAGGCATCAGTGCGGGTGTACTCTACATTTTCTGCTTCATCATCAGGCCACTTGATATTATGCGCTCTATCAATATTGCCAAGACCGTCAGATTCACAATATATCCTCTCTGGTGCTTCGTTTGCTTTCATAATTCAATTTCTTTTTCAATACAACAAGGTTTTAATGCGTGTTGGAGTTCGTGGACGCTGGAGATTGCAATCTTAGAATCCCATCCATTGTAGCCAAAATGCTTTATTCCTCCACTACGACCAGATATACAAACGTAAACTTCATTCTCGTGATAACTCCATGATGCTTCACCTTGCCATATAACATTATCAAAGCCATTCCTTTCAAGAATCTCTGGGGTTAGTGGAATAGGTTTGCACTCACTCAATCTTAGATAGTACATACGATGTTCATTAGGCTCTGCATGATAGCCAACCTTTTTCTTTGTAATACTCTCCACTTTGAAAGGGAAAGTGTTGAACTGACCTTTATAATATAGCCAATCCCCAATCATCAATTCGTTTGCTTTCATACTTTATCAAATTTTCTAATAAACCAATACAAATCCTTTAATTTGTCTTGAAATTCCTCTCTATCTTCATCAAGGAGTAAATTTCCTAATTGTGCATAGCACTCTTCTTCTATGTCAACAAGGTGAGTTGGAGAAGTAATATCATTACTCACACACCAAAATGCTTGTTCCCTAAGAATAACATCACAAAGACATTGTTGTATTTTGTTTGCTTTCATAACTTTATTCTTTTAGTTTCTTTAAAAATGGGAGCGGCCGCCAAAGCCTGCTATTGTCACCAGACAACCGTTCGAGGATGGCCATACACGGCAGATATTTCTTATGCTCATCGTAGCCGCTGCCAAATCCGTCATAGTTCTCATTCAGATCGCCTTCACCTTGATACTCCTGTCCGTCCCGTTCAGTCGCATCGGATCTCTCCATTCTCTAAATAATCCCATAATTATTTCTCCGTTTTAATTTGTTTCGTCTTTAAATTGATGCGACAACCTTTCCTCAGTTTCCGTGGTAGTCTCATTCGTCAATCGAAATATTTGTTCATTGCCACTGTGTTTCCTTTCGAGTATTCGGGATTCTCGTCGTAAATCTCGTAACCGTTGCGCTGATACCAGGGAATGAGAAACGTCCCCTTCCGAGCGCAGAGTACGACCTGTCTCAGCCCGACCGCCTTCGCCTTTTCCTCGGCAAGTTTCAGCAAGGCATTCCCTCTGCCCTGCAGGCGTACCGATTCATGCACCATCAACGATTGGATCGTACCAAAGTAATTGCGCTCCTCGTCATCCTCAATGGCGAGTTCAACCATGCTTTTGCCATCATCTGTGATGAGCGTGTATGACTTACCCCACCACCATAGGTTTTCGTGAGTGATAACTTTCATCGTCAGTCCTCCACATTTAATTTCAGTTTATACCCGAGGTCGCCGCGCTGACCAGGGCGGTCGTCCTTGCCGAAATACTCTGGAAACTGCTCCCGCATGATGATGTAGAACACCACCTTCGGCAGCGGCTTCTTGATATAGTCCACGTACTGCTGGTAGAGCAGGTGCTGCGGTTCGTAGTGGTCGCCCTCCACGAAGCACTCCTTCAGCGGTTTGTAGTCGCAATTATACTTCTTCGGATTCACAAGGAAATCCGTGAACTGCCCGATGACCTGCGGGGTCAATGGAATGGACTTCATAATGTCCTCTGTTGTCGGTTGTACGTTTGCCATAGTCACTTCATCTCCGTTGGTATATGCAGCCCGTCTTTGGCAAGTTCGCCGTTGATAGCCTGCATCAGTTTCTTACTGTCAGCCTTACGCTTGTCCTCCTTGTAATAGGCAATAAACGTGATATACAACCGCGTGCCGTTCACCTTAAAGCGAAACTCATCGGCACCAAGTTGATCCTTCCAATGGTTCAGCACGTCCTCGGTGTACTCAAACTTCGTACCGCAGGTCAGCACAGCAGCCTGACCCGCTTCCTTGCCTGTCTTCCAATTCACTACGGAGTTAATCGTGTGGTCCTTGATGACTCCCTTGTTGGTCTCTTCCTTCATCTTCTTGATAGCATCGGCCATCTTCTCAATCAATTCTTCTTTGTTCATATCACATTTATTTTAATCCTCAAATCTTAATTCCATTTGCTTTGGTAGATTCATCGGTTCAGTATCACCCGTCAACATATTGTTTGGCCTGCCTGGAATGGCGAGCATCCGCCGCTTCCATTCCTCGTAAGGCAGGTCGCGAATCGCGGCAAGTTCCTCCGAACGACGCTCCGCCTCCAACTGCTCCTGAATCTCCTGGTCGCTCATCCAAGGACAATACTTCTTTATGAGTTCAGGATCCTTCACGTCGATGTACGGCGTTTCGCGGTTGCTGAGCCAGTTCGTGCGGTGCTTCTTTACAATCTCGCGGTCAATCCACTTCGATACCTCTCTCAGCTCTTCCTCCGTTACTTGCTTGCCATCGCGGCGGCGAAAGGCAAAGTTCTCAGCCCAGAAGTCATTCCGCAATTCGTAGGTGTCGAGCATCTGCTTGTTCTCTGGTGTATTGTCGAGATATCCTACTAAACAAATCTGCATCGTCAACCCTCCTTAATATTTCTTGCCGCCGTGCTTGTACGGACGGAGTTCGTTGTACTTCATCTTCCACTCGATGTGCTGCCAGAGGTCGACGTCGAGGTCTTGCGCCCAGTCGAACATGAACGACACCGAGTCGCTGATGTTCATCGTGCCCCAGTTCAGCACCTCGCGGATGAAGTACCAGGCATTCTCGATGAAGCTCTCCTTTTCCTGATACACTTGGCCGTATGGGTAGTAGCCGAGCCAGCGCATCTTGTCGCCGTGAACTTCCTGCGCCATGTCGAGCACACGAATCACCACGTCGGCAAACTCTTCTTCGATGGTGCCCTTCACCCACTCCTGATACCAGCCTTGGAACCATTGCGGGTGTTCGGGCGGTGCCGACGTCAGCTTAAACCGCCTGCCGTTGCGATCGGCTTCAACGGCTTCTGCCATTTCGGTCATTATCAGTCCGCAATACTGTGCCGTCGATATTGGTTGCTCATGCCAGCCGTGCGCCGTGGCCACGTCCCATATCCGCTGCTGCAACTTTGCCAGCCGCTCGGGGTCTAAGTAGTTATCTGTTTTCATACGTCCTAATATGCTAAATATGGTCTTGCGTATTTACTCAATGGCCCGTAGTGCTCGATGTCGGCAGCACGCACAAGCCGCTCACTCTCGGCAACCATCTTCTCCGTCGCCATTTTCAGGTCGTTGATGCGGATGAACAGTTCTGTTGCAGGTTTCCCTTTGTCGCGTTCCATGCGCTCCTTTTCGAGAAAGTCAATCATGCCTTTCAGATAGCAGATGGCCTCGTTGACCTTCTTCACGTCGTCATAGAAATCGCCCGTCAGTTTGAAGTTGTTAATCATATTCACTAATTTTTTAATGTTTCAATCGTTTGTTCTCCATTTCGCCCACCATGCGGAGCCGCTCGATGCGCTCGAAGAAGGAAGCGTTCTCTGGTATGCGGCCATACCACTTGTATTGGTCGGTGACATGCAGCACGCTGACGGTCTGCAGGCTGTACTCAGTCAGGCAGTATTCCGTGCGCCATAGCAACGGCGGATCGTCGAAGAGTCCACTGCCCTTGTCCTTCTCCACGTCGCGGTAACGGCCTCGCGACTTGCGCAGCATCGCGTCGGGTATCTCCATCGTCACGCAGACGTCGGCATCGACGATGAACGACAGCCAGTGTATCGCCTCGTCGGGCGGCTCGGGGAAGAAGCAGAAGCCCACGCTGTCCGTCTTACGCCCCATCGCCCCGTGGTCGGTCTCGTTGTGAAGCACTTCTCCCTTCACCAGCGCAACAAGCTCCCGCTTTGACATAAATCTGTGTAGTGTCATCCGTCAGTCCTCCTTGATGTTTGCCAAATCGTTGGTAAGTGGCACGTCGGCGAGGGCGGAACGCTTGTTGATAATGCGCTGCCATAGCGAACGGCCTTCCAGTTCCTTGATGACCTCGCCGCGACGCTTGAAGGCAGAGACCAGCGCGGCCATAGCCACCTTCGTGCGTTCCAACTCCAGACGGGCCTCGGCCAGCACCTCCTCGTCGGACATAATCTCAAACTGAATCTTGTTCGCGAACTCCAGTTCCTCGGCAGCGGACATCTGCAGGGGAAGGATCCTGACCTCCTTGTGTACGTAGTGCCCACGCGCCGTCTCGACCTCGGCAATCCGCTTCTGCAGTTCCTTACATTCCCTCTCGCACTCGCGGAGCCTGTCGAACTCCTCCGGCGACATTGATACTCTCGTCTCAGTCATAACTTATACCTTTAAATAAACATACCCGTCAACACGCCACAGCCAAAGATGAGCACGAGGATTACGATGGCATACTTATCCCACACGGAACGCTGGATAATCCTGTCGCCGTGCTCTACACCTTCAAGGTCATAGATGGCTTTCAGCACATTGTCGTACTTGTCTTCCACGGACACACCGTTCATGCAGGCTCCTTTAATCACATCCAAGACGGCATTCGCGCCATGCTCATACTCAACGGCGCAAGCAGCCCTCGACTCCTCCTGGCAGTTCCATCCGTGGGCCAATGCCATGCGCTTAATGCTTAATGTCTTTCTTTCCATATTATTTATCTTTCATTCCTTCGTGATAAAATTGCCACATCAGGTTCACTATCAAAACAAACGTAAAGTTAGTGAATGTCGGCTTGTTGTCAAATAACCAGCAGACGAAAGCATACGCAACGAATGATACAATGAGTATTATGATGGTTATCAGAAATGAAAACAAATATCTCATCCGTCAGTCCTCCTTCACAAATTTCTCATTTTCCAAGAACCACGTCATGCGGTTCTCGTTGTCGCAGCCCTCCATGTCGCTGTCCTTCCACAGTTGGCAAGCCTGCTTGCGGCTGATGCCAGCAGCGTCGGCAATCTCAACGGCCATCGACGGCTGATCCTCGTAGCGCACAAGGTGGTCGATGGCAAACCATACGCCCGTGATAAACTCTTGTCCTGTCATAATTTATATGTCATTTGTTTCAATTTCAATCTCCTGACCCTCGTGGAAGCACTCCTTCACCTGATCGTTCGGTCTGAGTCTGATTCCTATCGAAGGACTAAACCAACCCTCGCCATACGAAGAACGCTCCACGCCTATGATGGTGAACACCTTGTCGCACGCCGTGACGGTGGACCCGCAAGGCACCTTGCATCTGGAGAGGCGTTTGTCAGTGACAGACAATATCCATCCTCTCCCTATGATGTTATACATTCCCTCTATCTTGACTTTCATCCGTCAGTCCTCCTTGTTTGTCTTCTTCCTTGTCGGGCCACCAAGCCCATGCAGCACTCTCGGCGCGGCTGATCATCCAAGGTTCGATGCCCTTGACAATCTCGTCGTAGTATGCCCATGCCACGGGCAACTGCTTGCGCCCCTCGCTGTCGTGAAATTCACACTCGGCTGGCCGCACGTCGGCGGATAAGAACCGCACGGATTCAAACACGTACTGACCTTCTTTCAGGTCTTTTCTCGTAAACGCCATCAGCACGCGTCGCTTTCCAGGACTCTCCGTGGCAGGCTGCCACGTGAACGAGGTCGGCTTCATGTCTGGGTATTTGTTTTCGACCATCGTGAAAGGTCTCTCCAGTCCGTGCTTCTTATCCCACGTTCTCAGTCGCGGACATGACACGTCTGGTGTGCAGCCTATCAGTTGGCCGTCAATCACTCTTGTGTGAGGGTTGCATGTGTAGCAATAGTAACCCTTCTCGCACAGCGTACCCAACTTGTTGAACTTGCATTTCTCGCGGAACTTGATGCGCTCCTTGGGCTCCAATATCCATCTGTGCCCGTACTGGTTCTTCTTTAGAACCTTAAACTCTATTAGTTTCTTTTCTGCCATAATTCCTTTTATTTATTTAATCCGTGGTTTTCTTTTTCAGCGTCACCTCCCAGCCAAGCGACTCGATACGGCTGACGAGCCATGTCAAGTCATCGCGGTGGTCGTAGGCTTCCTGCATGGCGGCTTCACGTTTTTCTTCCTCGCGCTGTTCCCGCTCAAGACGCTCTTCCTTCTCGCGCTGTTCCCACTCAAGACGCTCTTTCTTCTCGCGCTGACGGCGCTGACGGTCGCGGCGCATCACCTGCCGTCGCACCAGCTTTACATTGTCGTACTGACGGCTGTCATCAGCGACGAGGATGTATAGTTTCTTCAGTTCGTTGGCTGACAGCACGGCATAACATCTAAGAAACCCATCCACTTTGTCACGCTCCTCGCTGGCCGAGATAGCCCAATAGTAGTAATAGCTCTCGTCACCATTTTGGTACGTGCTTTCGTCGGCACTGTATGAGAACAGCACGCCGCGCAGTGTCATCTGTAGCGCCAGCCAGAGCATTTCCATCTGGGTAGCTATCTCCGTACCTTCCGAGCACCCGTGGTCGGCAATGTTTGCTGCAATCCGCTCACACTTCTGCTGTATCTTCTCGCGTATCTCCATATCGCTTACCGCATCGTTCAGTCCTCCTTATGTTCCTTTGCCCACTCCTCGCTAATCTGGTCGAGTTCGTAGATTTCGTCGCATACTCTAGTGCTCCGTTTGCTTTCATAACTTTATAATTTACTTAGTTCACCTATTAACATTGCAATCTGAGTAGCAACACTATCATCCACATGATACATTGCTTTATTAAGTGCCTTCATCTGCTCAACACTCGGCTTCCAGTGCTTCTGCTCTTTAATAGCATCTTCCTTGCCTTTGTCATAGGCTTTCTTAGTGGCCATTAAAAGAGAAATACTTTGGTCATAAGTTATACCAGCATTATTTGCAATTTGCCAAATTTGACTATCAACTTCTTTTGAAAGTATTGGTTCAGCAGGCTTTTGCTCACCTTGCTTTTCGATCCAGGCTATCCAGGTTTCTCCATTATTAGGCAGAGTTTGTCCCTCCTGTTTTTTAATAAAAGCAATTAACTCTTTCCTTATTCTCTCATCCTCACTCTCTCTGAGTTCGGGGAATATTTCTTCAAGGATTCCAATAGTTACAGCAGACTCTGTGTCCTGCTTTGCCAGCATTGCAGCCTGTACTGCTTTCTCATACTTCTCTTTGTAGTCAATTGTTGCCATAGTTACTCATTTTAATTACTGGTTCAATATCATACTTGTCGCTTACTAACATTTCAGCACTATATTCCAAACGTCTACATTGTGTTTTAAACAACTCTATTTTTTCTTCTCTTGTCATATCGCTTTATATTATTTCATATTACTTCAATACCAGTCTGAGCGCAAACAGCGCGTCGCCTTTACTTACCCCCTCCAATACGGAGTCATAGACACGCTCCAGGGCGCGGGGGTTGATATCCTTGATGCGGTTCAGTTCTGGAACCGTCAGCTTATGTCCTGCCAGCGTCGCAATCTTAAACACCATCGCCGTGCGGCTCAGTCCGTTACCTAGAAATTTATTCGCCATAGTCTTATACCTTTTATATATAGTTATATGTTACTATTTGGTCACGGGGTCAGACCCCTTGACCTTTCAGTCCCTGTAATAATCGTCTCTCCATTGCGCCTTGAAGGGTGATTTCTTCGTGCCGTCGCCTACGACCTCGACACGGCGCAGGTTGGTGCAGCCGCTTTCGAGGTATTCGACGAACGGGCGAGGCTCCCTGCTGATGAGTTCGAGCATAAGGAACGTCTGCTTTTCCTGTGACAACCGCTTCGGCATTTTTAGGTCGTTGCAGATGAAGTGCGTGACCCCGCCATTGTCGCGATCGCCACTTGTCAGTGACTCGGCTGCCAGCCGTACCCAATGGATGGCCTGCGCTTCCTCGTGCAGATTGATTGGTTTATTCTCCATCGTTCCAACCTAATACATTGTGAATATAGTCCACGCTTTTGCGGTAGTTCTTCGAGGCGAGGAACTGGTCGCGGCGGTGCTGCTTCTCTATCTCTATCAGACGGTGACGCTCGCGGCGCTCTGCCTTGTTCTCACGCTTGGCCTTTTCGTCCATGTAGATGTTGTTGCGCAGCGTGGGGTCGTCGATGATTTCGTTCAGCAGTCGGGTATTGTGCTTCAAGAGCCATTCCTTGACCACGTTCTGCGTAAGCCAGCCTGGGTGCTCCATGAGTGCCGTGCGCAGACTTTCCTCGTCCACTCGCAGTATGTGACGGTTCTCGTCGTCCATTCCCACCACGTCGTTAATCTTCAGATGCAGTTCCATATCGGTCAGTCTTGCGCTTTGCCTTGCTCACAGCCATTCAGTTTGCCATTGAGGTTCATCATAAACTCCTCGTCCTTTTCGGGGTTTATCAGCTGACCCGTGTAGCCTCGGTGCCGCAGTTCGTTGGCCAGTGCCCACTCGCTGACGTTCTCCAGTTCGCGGCTCGTCGTGTAGTTCTCGTCGTAGAACTTCTTGATCTTTGCGCCCCACTCTCGCTCCAAGTCGAAACGGCGGTTGGCAATCATAATGCGCTGCTGGTTCAGCTTCTCGCGCTTGGCTCGCAGTTCCTTCACTTGGCGGTCGATGGCCGCAATTTCTTCCTTCACTTCGCCCTGCATCTTTGCAATGGCTGTCAACTCTGCGCCTTTCTGAGTGCGCAACTCTCTCATCTGGTTCTCAAATTCAATCTGTGTCATAATCTTGAATGTTTTTAATTGATGAAAAATAATTCTTTCAGTCGCTACGCTTTGTGAAAGCGCTAAAGCGATTACGTGTAATCAGCGGTTCTTTATCACCACCTTGCCCGACTTGATGTCCTCGCGGTGGCCGTCGATAGCCTCCTGCAAGGCTCCATTGTGCTGCACGTCGGCAGCGGCCACGGCCATCAGCACCTTTCGTTCTTCGTTCATATCTTCCATAGTTTTATTTGTCATTAAACATACTCCAGTCCTTGCCGACGGAATGCGGATAATTCAAGAGATCGTCAACGGCTGCGGGGGTATAGATAGTCTCCAGCAGGTCTCGCACTGATTGTTTCCAGTACACCGTAGCCTTGCCGTCAGTTATCCGCATCACGTCCTCGATGAAGTGCAGGCAGTCCTTAACTTTGTAAGCATCGAACTTATGCTCGCCAAACTCAAACGGCTTGCGCACCAGTCGCGTGTTGTTCGTCAGTAGTCCGATCTTGAAGTGCTGGCAGCCCGCATTCAGTGCCTGATAAATCATGTCGAGCGAAGAAGGGAAGTCGATGACAGGCTCGACGCTCGCCCACAAATGAACATTCTCGCCGCCTTCAAAATCCTTAACGTGAGCCATATCTTTGATACGCTGTTCATTGGAGCAAGCATTTGGTTCCAACTCATCGTGTCCAGTCAAGGTGTAACCGATGGCGAGACTACGGAGATGTTCGTAATAGTATTCTGATTCTATATCTCTACCTAAACGAGTAAGAATAGGCGTTCTTACCAAGCAAATCCACTCGCGGCAGAAGTTCGTACTCTTTGTCAGTAGAGTGACAGGGATTCCTTTATGGATGCTATCGGCGCCAATTCTGACAAACAGTATTCTTGTTTCCTCGGCGCACGGATCACTTGTGAACGTCATAAACAGCCCGCCGTCGCGGATAATCTCGTCGCGGTGCTCGATAATCTCCGCCATTGCCAGGTGGAAGGCGTGTTCATCATTCACCACGCCCTTCTTCAGCGTGGCCACATTCCCGCCGAGCGTCTTCGCACCGGGACCGCTCTTCAAATAGCAGTACAGGCAGCCATTCCGACACCCGAGATATGGATTCACACTCCATCGCCCATATTCTTCCGCATTCCCCTGTGGACGGGAAAGGATTTTCAATGTTTTGCCCATAGTCACCTCTCCACACCAGCTAGTTCCTTCACTTTGTTAAGCATCGCTTCAAATCCATCCGCATAATAAATGTCGAGGATTTCGCGGAGAACAGCACGGGTGCTGTCACTCACTTCATTCTGTTTCTTCTGTTCCATAATCATTTTTGCTATTTTGTTTCTTCCATTCCATATAACTTCGCCCGTATTTCTCGACTATTGCCATGATACGAGGGTGATTGGGCAATGATGAATAAAGGCCGCTCCATAGGTTGTATTCCTTTTCATTGAGACCTCGCCGTGCATGGTGCCCATGTTTTGCAAGGAACCGCTCATATTTGTCGATACGCTGTTCCTCTTGCATGGTGCGGCGGCGTTTGACGTCAAGAGCCATCAGTTCCTGAACGTCTTCACGGTCTGGATGTTTTTTCCGGATTCTCTTCCATCTGGCGTAAAGTTTTGGTTCGTCGCGAAAGCGAGGAAAACAGCCATTCTCCTCATAATAGGCACGCACGTCATCACAGATTTTCTTAAACTGGTCAGGCGCATAGCCATATTCCTTGATCAGTGCCTGTACTTCGGGATGGTCGCGATGAAGTTTTGTTAGTGATTTCCATTTCGCGCCTGGTACACCCTCTGCAAGTTTCGGCAACCGCCCGTTGTCGTCGGTGAACTGACGAACTATTCGCAAAGCATTATCGACCTGAGTGCTCATGCGGTCGTATGGGGAATAGTTGTCAACTATCTCCTTCACACCCGGGTGGTCTGGATAAGATTTTAAAAGATGTCTCCAAATGTATTGAGTGTTTCCGTCTCTTGCCTTTGGTAGATAGCCCTTCTCCTTACAATATTCCAGAACCATGGCGATACGTTTATCCACAGAAAATGTAGGCATGCGAAACTTGCCATACTTCTTTCTAAGTTCAATCGTCAATGGGTTTGCCGGATGATGGGCTTCGAGATAACGCCACTCTGGTATTTTAGAAAGAGAGCTTGTTTTCGACTCACATATTTCAGTCACGGTCTTGGCGTATTGTGCTATCTTTTTATCCTCGGCGGCTTCGTTGTCTCGGCGCACCTTTTCTACGTACTCATGTACTACTGGGTGATCAAGGTGATGCTTGCGAGCATTCTTCCATATAGCCTCTATTTGACCCTCTTTCTTTCCGTTCTTGCGCTTCGGCAACCGCCCGTACTCGTCGTAGAAGTCGGTAAACATCTTCAGGCTCTCTTCAAAGGTGTGCTTTCTATATCCGAGATGCAGACCATACTTACTGATATACGCCTGCACCTCTGGGTGGTTGTATGCGTTGGTGAGCAGCCACCGCCAGTGTCGGTACTCGTTTTGTTCTTTCAGAGAGGATGGCATGCGGTGGTGTTCCTTCTCAAAAACACGCACAATAGCCAATCGGTCATCTGTCCCGAGATGACTAAACTCTTCTGGAACCAGTTTTTCAATCAGTTCACGAACAGACTGCGTATAGTCTATGATTTCAAATCGTTTTGGGTCCGAGCTTTCTCTTGGCTCTGGCTGCAGACGTTCATACTCGTCATAGAACTCTTTGACGGCAGTTGTGGTCGTGAGGTTGTCTACCATGTCAAGCACGATAGGGTTGTTGGTGTTTGATGTTGTCAGCACTCGCCCGAGCTGCTGCATATAGATGATACGGCTCTCGGTGGTGCGCAGCATGATGACGGCTCCGACGTCTGGGACATGGATGCCCTCGTTAAGCATATCGACACAGAATATTAGACGCACACCGTCACCGTCGTTGGCCTCGAAGTCCTGCATCACGTCACGCTGCTGTCGTCTGGTCAGATTGCTATGTATTGTGCCACAAAAGGCAATCTCAAATCCAGCCTTATGAAACCATTCTATCGTTTCGTCTCGCATTGATGGCAGCCGTTCTATTCTCGGACAGAACACAATGATGCGCTTAATTGTTTTTTCGATATGTTTCTGCAGGATGCGAACCATACCGCTCGACTTTTCCCAGTCCAGTTTTGTGTTACTGAGACGATAGATACGTTCGCGCTTTTTCTCTTTGCTGATTCGGCGGCTTTTGCTGATGCGGACAATGGCATCGTTCACAATGTCATTGAAATTGAAGATACCAGTGATGTATGTAGGTATTGGAAGGATCTTCTGTGCCCATGCCTCTGCTATCGACATCTGCGATGCGATATTCCTGCCAAATAACTCGTCGGCCATGTCACGGTCATCGTGCGACCGGATAGGTGTGGCCGTCAACCCAAGTACCTTCGCGTTTTGTTGGTTCTCTACCAATAGCCTGACTGCGGCACCCCATTCATCACCGCCGATACGATGAAACTCGTCGAGCACTATCAAATCGTACTCGTTTGTTAGGTTGAGTACGTTCAGTATCAGCCATTGATAATTGCGGTATTCTACATGATCTTTCCAATCAAGCAGGCTACGTATCTGATTCAGCACGAATTTGCCAGGTGCCAATACCAACACCTTATCAAACGACTCGGCCACGGCTGCGGCAATGTACGACTTACCCGTGCCAGTCGGGTGACACACGCAGGTCATACGGCTCGTCTCCAGCGCCGCCATCACCTTTTTGTAGGCTATCTTGTTATGCTTCTTCAGGATGGTTCTCATATCTATATATTATTTCCTGTTCTGAATAGGGAAACGCTCTTTGAGCGCTACCAGCTTCGGATTGTCGGCATAACGCCGCTTGAAGCGAGACCAGTGACGGGCGAGTTTCTTCTCCGTCCGGTCGCTTGTATTATTCGACGGCATCCGTCCATGTTCATCCGCATACGCTTTGATATCGTCAAGGATGGCATCTATGTCGAGCAAAGGTTTACCAGGGTTGTAACCATACTTGCTGGCAAAGCTCTTGACCTCTGGAACGTTAATGTATGTGGATTGCAACCGACTCCATTGGCGATAGATGTCCCCGTCGCTCTTCTTTGGCAGTCGTCCGTGCTCGTCAGACCATCTGCGTACTTCGCTAAAGAAGTCCTCATAGGATTGGCGACGCGGCTTGTAAATATCATATATTGCCTGAATTTCCGGATCTTCTGCTCTCAGCCTATCCATTCTGTACCTCCATGCCTCTCGTAGCCTTTCCTCTTCTGGTACACTTTTGAGCGGCAGGCGGTTATGCTTTGCAACAAAGGCCTTTATCTTGGCCTTCACTTCCTCGTCGCTCATTTTCCTGCCGTTTGCCTCCTTGACTTCTGCAAGTTCCTGTACTTTCGGATGGGCACTATATGTCTTCAGAAGACTGTTCATCAGATTCACCAACAGCCGTTCATTATGGTTGGCAGTATATATAGGGCGCCTGCCCTTAGCTACAATAAAGTCTATCACTTGTTGCGCTTCCTTAGCAACAGTCTCATCGCTTTTCTTGCGACTGTACTTTTGCATCAGTTCCTCCAGTTCGGGTATGGCTTTCTTCCTGTTGGCTTTCTGCAGGATTTTCAAGTTCACACAGGCCTTTCCGTCCTTCTTGTTTGGCAGGCGGTTTTCTTTCTCCGCGAAAGCCTCCAAGTCTGCCATACGTTCTTCAATAGACTTGTACAGTGCTCTCTTTTTCTTGCCATATTTCTCCCAAAGTGCCACCACTTGCGGATGATTTCTGAGTCTTCTGTGTACGGAGTCGGCGAGGTTAAACTCATCGGTCTTAACCTTGCTCATTATCCGCTCTGGCAGTCTGTCGTTCTTCTCAACAAAGTCGAGGTATTCCTGTAACAGCCTGTCGTCGCTTTTGACAATACTATATTTTTCCTTCAATTCCAGAACCCTTGGGTCACACGGATTTTCATCGCGCAATCCTGCATATATTCTGTATTCTTTGCATTCCTGTTCATTAGAATCCTTTGTTCTGCTTGGAAGAAAGCCCTTTTCCTTGACATACCGCTGAAGCCATTCGATTTTCTCTTCCCGTGTCATTTCGGCATGGTATTTCGCCACCAAGTCTTTTACCTCCTGTCGATTGCCATATCTGTCGCGCAACAAATACCAGTTATTCTTTTCTTCTATGTTATCACGCTTTCCAGGCACACGTCCGAATTTGTCACAGAAAGCCGTTGCGCGGGCCAAACGATCCTCAAATGAAACGGGAACCCAATCCACCGGCACCAGCTTCTCGATGGCCTGACGGATGCCCAGCGTGTAGTCATACACCACAAAGTCCTTGGGCTCGCTGGGCTCGCGTTCTTCGTCATCAACATTCTTCTGATGGGCATACCAGTCGAAGCCCTCCTTGATGTCATGCACGAGGTTGGTGGTCGTGATGTTGTCCACCATGTCGAGGATGACGGGCTTATCCGTGTTTGCTGCAGTCAGACATCGACCTATCTGCTGCAGGTAGATGATTTTCGACGACGTGGTGCGCAGTAGTATGACCGCATTCACACGTGGGATATGCACACCCTCGTTCAGCAGGTTCACACTCAGCATCAGCTTCACGCCGCCCTCGCCGAAGTCGTCGTCCTCGAAACCGTCCATCGCCGCCTTCAGTTCCTTGTCTGGCATATAGGCATGGACATTATATACCTCTGCCACCTTCCTTCCCGCACGACGGAACCACTCGCGCACCGTCTGCTCCATGTCCTTCAGATGCTCCACGTTACCGCAGAACACGATGATACGCTTCGCTCCTTCGTCAATGTGCTTGCGAATAATCTGCGGCATACCCTGCGAACGCTCCCAGTCGAGGCGCAGGTTGTTCACCCGCGTCAGCCGTACCTTCTTTTCCTTCTCGTCGATACGGCGGCTCTTGTTGATGCGGTCCTCAATATCTGAAACCACCTTGTCAAACTCAAACAAGCCAGTCACAAAGCGTGGGGTAGCGAGGATATTTCTGTCCCAGGCGTCCTTCAATGTCATGTACGATGCGATATTGCCCTCAAACAGTTCGTCGGCCATGTCGCGGTTGTCGTCGAGGAAACGGATTGGTGTGGCGGTGGTACCGAGCACCTTCGCCTGCAGGTTCGCTTCGAGCAAGCGGTCCACGGCCTCGCCCCATTCAGGTGCACCGGCACGGTGGAACTCGTCCAGGCAAATCAGGTCGTAGCCCGTTGGTGATTCTCCCCGATACATCAGCAGAGAGTAGGTCATATATTCCACCGTCCCTGCGTCCTTTGCCTTGTCGCGCCACGCCAGCACAGAATGCACCTGGTCGAGCACGAACGTGTTAGGCCCGAGTATCAGCACCCTCATAAAGCTCTCGCTGACAGCGGCAATCAGATACGACTTGCCCGTGCCGGTCGGATGCACCACACAGGTGCGGTCGGCAGTCTCGAATGCCCGCATCACTTTCTGATAGGCCGTCTTGTTGTGTGATAGTAACTGCGTTCTCATTATTTATATTATTGTTTATATCCTATTTAGCATAATCGCGATTCGCATTATTTTTTCTGAGAAATGGCATTATTGCCTTTCGGGTGCAAATTTACAATTTAAATCTTTATTATCTATCATTTTAATAGGATATTTTGATATTTTTAATTATTTGTCACATTTCGAAAACCGCCTTGCCCTATCTTTGCAACAACAAAACCAACAATTAAAAATAGGCGATATATATGAGTCAACCCTCACCGAATTACATTGAGAAGGTAGTCAGGTGGACCTACGGACAGGTCGACCTGGCGAAGATGAACATTCCGCTGCCAGGACAGTTCCGTGCGCGGCTGGCCTTGGAGTGCTATATGCTGTGGCAGCAAAACAAAAGTGCCAACGTAAGGCGCATCGTGATGAACATTGCAGCGCGGGATTATTCGACACTGATGAAAAATGCCGAGTTGGGAAATGTCGAAGCACAGGCAATGGTACAGGCGCTCGGCATCCGGCGCAACGACCAGGGCGTGGTGTCGGCACGGCGCGAGACGGAGATTGCCAACGATATCTATGTCGTGAATCAACTCGTAGGCCGTCTGTCGGTGGCGAAGAACCATATCCAGCGGGCGATGTACGAGGACAACATCGAGTGGCTGATACAGTTCGGTAAGAAGACGGGCAACGTGACGGCCATGCGCGAGGCACAACGAAATCTGGAGAAGATCAACAATGACTTCAAGGAGGATGCGAACCCTGCCGATGCCATGAAGCCGGGAGCAGAGCGGAATATCACTTCTGATATCAGTATAATTAAACCAGACAGGACATGCTACACACCTGAAGAACTTCGTGCCTTTGCTAAAAAAATCGGAGCAAAATTCGAGGATGTTCAGGAGTTCATCGAGGGGCAGGACGGCATGATGGTGCCTGCGGATGAAAACGACAGCGACGACAAAGAAGAGCAGGAACAGACCGACGAACCCGAACAGACCAACGAGCCTGACACGTATGACCCGTTTGCGAGATGAAGAAAGACATATAAAACATAATAACTTTTTCTTAGATAAAAAGGACATAAGATTTTGTTCTTTTGTTCTTCTGTCGAAAAAAGAATATGATATGAGCAGAAAAAAGAAACAGACGATGGACTGGGATGACGACCCGGCGGGGCAGGAACTGATGCCCGAGGTGGAGGTGGCGAAGGTCAGTCTGCGCGACTTTATCGTGCCGGCAAAGGTGACGGCCTTCGTGAACGGCTACGTGCCGTGCAGCGAGGGCGACGACGGCTACGAGCAGTTCGACGATGCAAGGCTGCGCGAGGTGTTCAAGGCTTACGTGTGTTCGCTGGGCGACCCGCTGGCGCTCTACGTTGAGGACTTGCAGATGGCGGGCTTCCGGATGGCCTGTTCGATCGTGACTGGCGAACCGTGCGTCTTCGCCAGACGGAAATCTTAGATAATAAGAACATAAGGAACAAAAGGGCTATGGCAGACAGCGTAGATATATATATGAACAAGCCGCAGAGGATGAATCACATCATTCAGGCACATGATGTCAGGGGTGTTGCATCCAGACGTGTCGGAAAGACGGATGGCATAGGCGACAGGGTGTTTCTTGTCGCAAAGAGCATGCCGCAGGGCATGGGTGCGTGGGGCGGTATCTCTCGCCCGCAGCTCTATTGCAAGTTGATCCCTGCCGCGTTGAGTGCCATGAGCAGGTTCTACGGGTTGACGCCTGGCGTACATTACGGTCCTGGCAAGCCGCCGTCGTGGGTGCCACGACCAATTACCGATTTAAGGAATTATTCGGATGCCATCTGGTTTGCAAACGGCTTTATATGGGCGGCTATCAGTATGGCACAGGTGGCATCGGCCAACTCTTACACTTTCAATCACGCCATCTTCGACGAGTGCCGATTTGCCCGCAAGCAGAAAATCTACGAGGAACTGGTGCCCGCCATCAGCGGACAGACACATCCGTTCGGCGACCCAGGCTTCTCGCGTGAGAACCCGCTCTATTGCGGAACTTATTTTGTGTCGGACGCCTCGCTGACCATCAAGGGCGCATGGCTCGAACAGGAGGAAGAGAAACTCGACGAGAAGCCGATGCTCGGGCCGTTTACGGATATGACCTACCGTCAGATTCAGGAGGAGTTGGAGGCGTTTGCCAAGGACGTCATCAAGTGGAACGACTTCTTCTATTATGCCAAGAAGGAGGGTCGGCAGCCGATGGAGGTGAAGCCCGAGAAGAAGAAGGCGATAGAGGCGCTCTTCGAGGCGGTCGAGAAGCGCGAGGGTCCTTACCGCATCATCCCCCGTCAGTATGCAGCCGACTCGAAGGGCTGCGTGAACATGCTCGTGTCGTATAAGTTAATCTCGCAGGACGATGCCGAACTGCTATTCAACCACAAGTATCTCATCACGAAGGAAGATCAGTTTGAGTTGATGAAACTGAACATCCCCAACAATGCCTACCTGAAGCGCATCCAGCAGCTCAGGGCGAGCGCGTTCTACTGCTGGCGGGCATCGACCTTGGACAATGCCGACATCGTGACGTTTGAGTATATCGCCCAGATGTATCGCGAGTTGCCAAGCGGCGTGTTCGGTACGTCAATCCTCAATCTTCGCAAGCGTAAGGCTAACGACGGATTCTACACCAACCTCGACATCGAGAACGTGCATGGCTACATTCCCGACGACGCACCGTGCATCGACAAGAGCGTGACGCTGCAGACCGCCACGCAGATCAAGAGCGGAGCGAAATACACGGAGCAGTATGAGGCATACGACTTCGACCGGCTGGCCCGTGTCGATGACTGTACGCAGGACGGTGACGTGGTGGACATGCTGCCGTTGCACATCGCTTTCGACTACAACGACAAGATGAACTGTATCGTCACGGGGCAGGTGTATAAGCGCGACGGGGTGGAGTGCCTCTGCGTGCTCGGTTCGATGTACGTGCAGTACGAACGCAAGCTCTACGCGCTGCTGGATGACTGGAACCGCTACTACGGGCCGCACAAGAACCACAACCGCACAGTGTATTACTACTACGACTCGACCGCCAAGTTCAAGGGCTATGCCATCGAGAAGAACCTCGACTTCAAGGACACCATCATCGGGCAGCTGCAGAAGTATCAGTGGGACGTGATCGGCATCGACATGGGCCACCCGATGTTCCACACCGAGAAATGGAAAATCATCAACGAGGCACTGGGCGGCTTTGCCTATCCCGGCATCCGCATCAACCGCATCAACAACGAGGCACTTATCCTGGCAATGGAGCAGGCCGAGATTAAGGTGAGCTACACCGGCACGTCGAAGACCATCAAGAAGGATAAGTCGCAGGAGAAGAAGGTCGAGACCGAAGACAACCCGATGGCTACCCGTACCGACATCACCGACGCCTTTGACTCGCTGTATATCGGTGTGAAGCTGTTCCGCTTCAGAACCTCACTTCTGATGACCCCGGGCGGCAGGTAGTCCCACTTTGAAATCGGCTTATCAGTAACTTTACGACACAAAACAAAACAAAGACGAATATGGTTAGAAAGAAAACAAATCCAAAGAAGTCCGCCTCGCTGCCCGTTCCCGACGGCATGGAGATGGGAAAACCCTACAACCCCATCGTGACGGTCGAGGGGCCCGATCAGTTCTATAAGGAGGCCGAGCGACTGCGCAAGGAAGGCTTCGTGGCACTGCCCAACGCCCTCGGTGGTGGAAACGGCGGTGCGCGAAACGACTACGCCGAGTATATCAACGAGCGACTGGCCTGTGACGAGGATGGACGACAGGGCAAGGGCGTATTCCCCCTGCTCCACGTGAGCAGCGGTTGCGCTCAGCCAGTGACGGCGGCAAACGGCCACAAGGGAAGTTACATCACCTGGGGCTGGGGCAACAAGATTCCCAACGTGGTATCTTTCTTCTGCTCCCTCCTACCCTACACCGCCGCAGCCCTAAAGTTCAACATCGACCTCTGTACGGGTATGGGACCGAAACCGATGTATGCCTATACGCAGTACGTCGGTGGCAACATCACCGAGAAGACGATTAAGTACGATGATGCCGGCACGCTGCTTCGCGGAATGATCCGTGACCTGCAACTGCAGCTGGTGAAGCTCGAACAGGAGCATCCCGAACTCGCCGATGGCGACGACGATTTAGACATAAGAACAAAAGAACAAAATAATCTGCAGCAGGAAAATATGTCCTTACGTCCTTCTGTCAAAAAGGAGTCCGCAGCCGAGCAGATGCGCGACGACATCAACGAGCAGATAGATCAACTTCGCAAAGACCTCGCCGTGTGGGAGGAGACCAATGCTCAGGTGCAGGCGTTCCTGAAGAACAACAACCTGCTCGACACCTTCCAGCACCTCTATTCAGACATGCTGCAGTACAACATCTGCTTCCCCGAGTTCGAGCTCCAGCAGACTTACCTCGTGGAGACGGGTCGTAAGAAGGACAACGGCGAGATCGAGATGCAGCCCGTTCCCGCCTCGATGTGGAAACCGAAAATCACGGGACTCAAATGGCGCAACGCGAAGACCATGCGACTCGAACAAATGAATGACCAAAACCAGATAGAACATGTTTACATCAGCAACCAGTGGATTTCATCCCCAGAATCGACCGTCCCAACGAAGGACAGTGATTTCAAGATCGACGCTCTTCCCTCCCTCTCCTATCAGTCGCCAACCACAGACCTGGAAGGGATTACTCGAAAAGCCCGAACCGCTCGAACTAAGAAAGACGACCGACCCACTCATGTAGCCATGCCCGTGGCGTATAATGAGTACGGACATCCCTACTACCCCGTGCCGGCGTGGTACTCCATCTTCAGCGGCGACGTCTACACCTATGCCTCGATACTTATCTCCGACCGCAAGAAGCGCCGCGACAACGCCAACGTCATCGGACGCATCCTGTATCTCAGCGACGAGTATCTGCAGCGCCTCTACTACCAGCGCGGCGACGATACCGACGATAAGAAGAAGGCCCGCTTCAACGAAATCATCTCCGAGATCAACTCGTTCCTAAAGAACCGCGACAACATGGGTGAACCGCTCGTGGCCTATAATTTTAAAGATTCGGACGGCAAAATTTACAAGTCATGGGAAATCGTCGAGATTCAGGAGAACTCGAAAGAGACCGCCGAGGCCAACAAGGAGGAACTCGCCGAGATTTCGAGCATCATCCTCTTCACGTGGGGCACCGACTCGACGCTCATCGGAAACACGCCTGGCACGACCGTCCGCAGCGGCGGCACCGACCTGCGCGAACGCTACCTGCTGAAACAAGTCAACATGAGTACCATGCAGAGTCAGGTGCTGAACACCCTCGATGTCGTGAGCCAGTACAACCAGTGGGACCCGCATCTCTGTTGGCGGATTAAGAAAGAAGTCCTCACCACGCTCGATAACAGCAAGACCGGCATCACCGAGGCCGAGAATAATTAAATAAAAAGAACATAAGAACAAAAGATTATGATAATCACCACCATTGAAGAGCTTCGCCTCTGCTTCCCAAGCCACGCCATCGACCACATCGACGCATTTGTGGGCTATATCGACAACTCCGAGCACGAGTTCCTGCTCCAGCCACTCGGACAGCCGCTGTATGACAAACTGTGCGACTGGTACGACCAGAACAAACCCGCGATGACCACCATCGACGACCGTCAGGCGGGGTATTACAACAAACTCCTGCTTATCGCCCAGCGGTGCGTCGCCTTTGACGCCATGTCGAGAGCCATCGACCAGCAGGCCATCTCGATCAACGGCTCCGGCATCAACTTCGCCAGCGCCGAGGACTACAAGACTGCCGACCGCGACAGCATCAACGCCGCCAAGCAGTCGTATCAGAAGGAGGCCCACAGCGCCCTCAACCGCCTGCTCTACACGCTGGAGCAATGGACGGCACAGTGCCCCGAGGCCGAGGATGCAAAGGAAGATACGGAGGAGTTGTTCGAGATCTGCAAGTTCTGGCGCAGCAGCCGCTACTTCTACCTCGCCGCACAGTTGCTGATCCCGTCCGCCACCGTCCTGCAGGAATACCTGAATATCTACGACAGCCGCGAGAAATTCATCCAGATGCTGCCCGACCTGCACTTCATCCAGGAGGAACAAATTGCTCCTGCGATTGGCGAAGACTTCTGCGAATACCTTGTGGGCATGCAACTTAAAGGCGGCACCAAGCGCGACGCCACCGCCGCTGTGTCGAGTAAGCCGAAAGTATTGGCTGATGATTCCGCGATACCTGCTACCACCCGCAGATTGCTGCATAAGCTCCGCAAGATCGAGGCCACACTGCTAGAAGGACGCACCAAGGTCATCAAGGTGGATAAAGACCGCCGTATCGCAGCCCACGACGAGGGTGTGCGCCTGCTCGGCCAGTTCCGCGAGTACTGCCAACAGCATCAGGATGATATCCTCCACGACCTCGGCGACCAGGCCGAAGTCTATGAGCACAGTCCGCTCTATGTCAAGCCCGCGCCCGAAGTCCCCGCCACCGACACCCCGTCACCCTGCGGCTGCGACCACGACTCCCTCAACGGCCCCGGCATGGCTATGCTCGTCACCGCCCCGTTACTATAAATATATAAAGGTATGTTTGAACTCGACAAAGTTTTGGAATACTGGGCGACCATCTACCGCCCCATCAGTCACAACCCCTCCGTAAAGTCGAAGGACAAGCGCTTCTTCCGCATCTAGGAGATTGACCTGCAGAGCGAGTGGAGCCGCAATATGAACACCATCGACAAACCGTATTGACGAGTGATTCAGCTTTCATTTCTAACATAATCGAGGGTGGGCAGTCGTGAGATTGCCCGCTTTTTTTCAATGTTCCAATTTGGAACCTTGAACGATTTTATCTTAATATATTATAAAATGTATATAGGAAATTTGCACGTTTCGCAGATTATGCCTATCTTTGCAACGTCTAAATCAATTCAGCGGCACGAAGATGTAACGAGCCGCGACGAGCGGCATTTTTTGTGCCCGTAAGTGAAAGGAATACATCAAGCCAAACGGCACCGCGTGGGGTAACGGATAACGTCCCCAAAGGTCTCAGTTGAATTGAACCTTGACAGCGCGTAGTGCCGTTTATTTATTGTCAAAAAATCAATTCAGTATGAAGCCAACAACTAATGTCCGTGCGACCTACCCTATCTTCATGGAGATAGCCCGTCGCCGCCAGTCCATCCGCAGGGTGCTCAGCCGCCTGACAGCCCCGCAAGTGATTAACCCTAACGACGCTGCCTTATGAACCGCTCCGACATTGATCCCGAGATGCAGGAGCTGATGGCACTGCTCTCTAAGGCCGTCGTGCCGCGCAACCGCCGCAAGGCCGTAGTAAAAGTAAACGCTCACGCGCCGTATTATTCACGCAACAGATATAGAAGTTATTAAAAGGAAGAGATATGCCAAACCACAGAATTACCAACGAGGAATTTATTCGCAGAGCGAAGGCTATGCACGGTGACAAATACGACTATTCTCTAACGAGATACACCGTTTGTGCCGAGAAAGTCAAAGTCAAATGTAATCGTTGCGGAAAGGTACACGAGATACTTCCTCTTAACCACCTGAAAGGCAATGGAGGTTGCAAATGCTATTCCTTCGACACCACTGAGGACTTCATTGCCAAGGCAATAAAAAAATACGGGGACTTTTATGACTACTCTAAAACAAATTATAAGAGCGAGAAATCGGACGTAATAATAACTTGCCCTATTCATGGAGATTTTAAGAAGAAGCCTGGACTTTTTCTGCAAGGGTACGCCTGTCCCAAGTGCGGATTGGAGCGCCGCAGAACTAACAAGTTGATGGATCAGTCCACTTTTCTTTGCAGGGCCAAGAAGATACACGGTGACAATTATGATTTTAAGAAGTCAGTTTACAAAGATATTTTAACGCCAGTTAGCGTAAAATGCAATATCTGCGGTAAGGAATACAAGCAGAAACCTGTGCTTATCCTTCAAGGTTATGGGTGTAAATATTGTGCGGGGAAGGGCCTGACAACCGAAGATATAGTAAAAAGGGCTCGGGAAGTCCACGGAGACCGTTACGACTACTCCCAGACCAAATACGTTAACCGCAGAACACCTATTATTGTTATCTGCAAAAAACATGGCCCGTTTAAAACGAATCCCTGGGACCATATCGGTTTGAAAACAGGTTGTCCTAAATGTAAAATGTCAAGAGGTGAAGCGGCTGTTATGCTTTGGCTCGACCGTCATAATATCCATTACACATGGCAGAAAACTATTCATACGCCTATTTCGCCAAATGAAAAGAAAGTATTTGTTGTTGATTTTCAGTTAGACAATGGTATTATTATTGAATATAATGGAAAACAACATTATGATATAGGTAAACATGCGTGGGGTGGTGAGGATGGACTACTCCATCGCAAACGCAGAGACGCTGCCTTGAGGGAGTATTGTCGTCAGAAGGGGATTCGCCTGCTCGAAATCCCATATACCGAATTTAACAGAATTGAAGAAATCCTGGAACACGAACTAAACATCTGAGATTCCCTATATAATATATAAAAAGGAGAGACCGCCCGTCGTGGCGGTCTTTTTTTTGCTCTGGAAACCGCTTTGTCCCATTTCGCCAGCGGCGCGGCTGTATCTTTGGCATAGAAATCAAAAACGACACAGATATGTTTAGACTTGACAACGTATTAGAAAAATGGGCGGAGGTCTATGAGCCGCTGAAGCACGACCCCGCCGCTAAGGCGAAGCACAAGACGTTCTTCCGCATCTCGATGATTGACGGACAGTCGTACTTCATCCGCAACCACGCCACCCAGCCGTCGCCCTGCATGGCCTTTGCCACCCACGTGGATGCCGAGTCGGAGAAGAACTCCAAGTTCATCACCTACCGCCACGTCATCTACTTCCTCAAGAAGCAGGAGAACGACCCGCAGAAGACCGACGTGACCGACGAGCTCGCTGCCACCGACGCACGCTACGACACCGACGAGATGGTGCAGGACCTGATTGCCTTCCTTCGCGAGATGCAGACCGCCGCCAACAATGGCAAGAACGGACTGACCGTCACGGGCCTGAGCGGAGCCGAGCACTTCTTCCCCATCACCAAGGACGAGCGCCAGTCCTGGCGCGGCATGAAACTCGACACCGTGTCGTGGGGCACCATCCCACCGCTCATCACCGGATGGCAGCTCTGCGGCATCACCATCGAGCAGCTCCAACCCTGCCTGCTCTGCATCCACACAAACAAATATATCTAAGCTATGGCACAAGGAATCAGCAAACGCGACTGGAAGGCACTTTACCCATTGCGGTATATCGCCAACCTGTTCAAGGAGCAGACGCTATCGCAGCTCGAAATCAATATGATGACGCAGAGGGTGTTTCCATACGCACCCTATTCGGCCTATCCTGAAGTGAACGAGTATCGCCGTCAGCATGGTGGCTGGTACTCAAAGGGCGAGGGCATCAAGTCGTTCGAGGGTACGGTGTACGAGGCCAACGAAAAGACGGGCATGGTTACGATGGGCTTCAAGTTCAACGACTACATGCAGTACGTTGACATCGGTGTGGGTGCAGGCCGTCACGCCGAGGATGTTGAACGTGGAAAGAACGTCCGCTACAAGAGCCGCTACACGCTCTGGGCACCGTCGAAGGGAGCCAGCCACCGTCCTGGCATACGTCCTGAAATCAACCATACGCTGACGCGTCTCGAAAATTACGTCCAGCGGTTCTACGATGCCAAGCTGGATTTCCAAGTGCTTGAAACCTTCGAGGGACAGCAACTGAACCTTTCTATTGTATAACATCGACAACACAAAAACGACATAGACTATGGCAACAAGAAAATCTGAACTCGTCATTACCTGTAACGCCAAGGCGGTGAAGGACGTGTTTGAATACCTGAACCGACAGCTGGCAGACGTCAAGCAGAAGCTGAAAGACCTGAACGCAAAGGGTGAGAAGAGCGGCTGGACGGAGCAGATGAAGAAGGACTTCCGCGACCTTACCAAACAGGCCACGGCTATCGACTCGGCCATCATCCACAACCAGCAGTCGATGGTGAAGTACGGACAAGTGCTGAAAGATCTGTCAGGCTCGAAGTTGAAGGACTTGAAAACGGCTCTTCGTGAGGCCACTACTGCACTTGGCAAGATGAGCGAGAAATCGCCTGGCCGTCAGAAGTTGATAGATGATATCAAGCGCATCAAAGATCAGATTTCTGGCACCAGCGGCCTTACGATGTCGTTCCGTCAGGCTCAGACGCAGTTGAAGAACCTCGACAACACGTCGATGGATAAGCTGAAGCAGGGACTTGCTGCCATCAAAGCACAGCTCGACAATCCGAACATCGGCAACAAGTGGCGTCGGTCATTAGAACAGATGCAGGCACAATATCAGGCTGCAATGGCCGTGCGCACCGCTCCGACTGGAGCAATGCCCGTGGCGAAGATGAACGCCCAGCAACTTGGCGCAGAGCGTACCGCCCTGATGTCGGCACTCGCAGCCACCAGTGGTGTGAAGGGTTACGAGGGTAAAGCGGCTGGTTACGAGCAAAGACTGAAAGCCGTCAACGAGCAACTGAAACTGCTGACCGACAACGAGAAAAAGGCCGACCAAGCCGCCAAGCAACTGCAAGCCACGCAGGAAGCTGCGGGCACCGTCCGTGCCGTGTATCGCGGTCAGGCCGTCGAGTTGGAGAAGTTGCAGGCCGCTTACAGAACCTTGCAAGCCCGCCAGCAGCAGTTCGCCGGTACCAACGATGCCAAGGCGCGTGCCGCCGCTCAGCAGATGGCACTCCTGAAAAACCGTATCGACAAGGTAACTGCCGCCATGCAGGCCGAAATCAAGATTGACAAGCAGTTCTTGAAAACCGCCACTAATGCGCAACTACAAAACGCACTCACACAGTTGCAACAGAAACTGCAAAGCCTGAACTCCACGCAGAGTGCCACCGCCCAGAAACTGAAACAGGACATGAAGGCCGTCGAAGCCCAGATCCGTCGTAATACGGGTGCTATCCAGCAGCAGGGCGGCACTTTCGGCACAGCCATCAAGAATATCGCCGCCTACGTCGGTGTGTTCGGTGCCTTCAACATGATCAAGTCGAAAGTGATGGAGGTCTATAAGTCCAATCTCAAATTGAGCGACAGTTTGGCCGATATCAGAAAAGTCAGCGGTTTGACGTCCCAGGAGATTAACAAACTCTATACAAATATCACAAAGATTGATACCCGTAATTCTATCGAGACACTCAACAAATTGGCTTACGCTGGTGCCAAACTTGGTGTGCAGGAACATGGCGGCGTGGAAGCCCTGACTGGATTTGTGCGCTCGGCGGAAATGGTTCAAATGAGCCTTGGCGAAGACCTGGGCGAAGAGGCGCTGCCCGCACTGGCCAAGCTGACTGAGGTCATGGGACTGATGGATAAGTATGGCGTAGAGCAATCTATGCAGAAAGCCGCCAGTGCTATCTTCATGCTTTCGACCACCTCTACAGCCACAGGTAAGAACATCGTGGAGTTCTCAAAACGACTCATGGGTTTGGCCAACGTGTCGCGTGTCACGGCTGACGAACTGCTGGCCATCGGCTCTGCTGCAGACGCAATGGGACTGATGCCCGAAGTGGCTGCAACGGCCTTCAACAAACTTTTCACATCTATCCAGAAAGGTCACAATATGATTGAGAAGTCGCTCGGACTGGCGCAGGGTTCTATCAATGAAAACTTCGCCAAAGGGCAGACCATCAAGAGTATTGTTGACATCTTCGAGGCGATGAACAAGAGGGGGAATATGAACGCCCTCGACGGCATCTTCAAAGACCTCGGTTCCGACGGTGCCCGTCTGGTGGCCGTGATGACCACAATGGCCGACCGCGTGGATATCCTGAAGAAACACCTCGAAACATCTACCAAGTCATTCAAGGACGGTACGGCAGTCATCAACGAGTATATGATCCAGAACGAGACCGCCAATGCCCTCATGGAGCGTGCCCAAAATCTTTGGGCCAAGGCATTCACCAACCCAGAAGGTGTGGATATGGTGAAGCAACTCGCCGAGCAGTGGTACGAGGTCAGCAAGGCGCTCACACAGAGCGACGGTTCGATGAAAGCCTTCCACAACGGCATCGAGGGTATCACGTCTGCAGTCATCACGCTCATTAAGATGCTGCCGTTCCTGATAAAGATGCTCACGTGGTTCGGTATCTTCGGTGGCATCCGCATGATGGTCAATTCGTTCGCCGCCTTGATAGTGTCTATCCGTGCGGCCACTACCGCCACCGCTACCCTGCAAGCCGTGATGAACTCGAACTGGGTGTTGGCAGGTATTGCAGCCGTGGTCGGCGGCATATCCTTATATATAGATCACATGAATGCCGCCGCCGAAGCCGCCGAGAAGGCACAGAAGCGACAGGCCGAACTGGATATGCAACTCGCCAAGTCGAAGGAGGCCATCGACACCGTGGCCGCTCCGTTGGAGTCCTACAAGCGGGCACTCGACGACAGCAACTATTCGCTCGAAAAGCGTAACCAACTGCTGAAAGACCTGCTGAAGAGTGACTATCAGCAGTACCTCGACTATCTCGGCATCGAAATCGACGGTGCTATCGACCTCGCCAAAGCCTACGCGATGGTTGTGAAGGTGCTGAAGCAGAAGAAAGCCTACGAGGAGCGTGAGCAGTACCGCGACGAGGTGAATCAGAATAACAAGATTGACCGTATGCGTGCCGGTATGCAGTTCGGTCAGACCGCCAAGGCCCTCGGATCGAACGTCGATGCCGAATGGCTGCGTCAGAGGCACAATCTCCCCGTAGAAGACATTATGGCCTCCGTGGTGCGCTCTGCTGGCGGCTCGGTCAAGACGATGGACTTTGGTCGTGGAGCAAAGGGTAATGCCTATTACGACAAGGCGGGTAATCTAATCGAGGCCACGGTACTCGAACGTCTGCGTAAGAACATCCGCGAATATAGTACGTCGCGCAACACCGAGAACCGGCTGAACCGCGAAGTGGACGAACTCTACAAGAACGAGGTCGGCGACTTCGACATGGAGAAGTTCCAGGAGGAAGCCCTCAAAGGTCAGTTAAAGCGCAAAGGCCAACTCGACAACCTCAAACCCGATAAGGATGCCGAGAAAGCTGCCAAGAAGGCCCAGGCGGAGCACAAGCAGGCGATACGCAAGGACTTGCAGGACGCGAAGCAGGAGTCGGATGCCATCATCGCGAAGATTGAGGAGTGGTACAGGCTGCAGGAAACGGTGGTGACGGGATTCGCCGCCGACGGGAAGTGGACGCAGGAGCAGGCCAACCAGATGAACCAGCAACTCGAAATGGCCAAGAACGAGGCTTTGGCCAATGCCCGCCTCGCCATCAGCGGACGCGACACCCAGACATGGGAAAAGACCAAGCAGAACATCCAGCTGCTGATGTTCGACACGGGCGAGTGGTCGCAGGAACTCTTCCAACAGATGATGGACGTGTCGATGGCCTCCATCCGTCAGAACCTCTCGCGTATAGATAAAGAAGGTTGGCAGTACGGCATCACCACCTCGTCGCTCAAGGACGGACTCGACAAGAATGCCGCAGGCAACCGCCGCAAGGTGCAGGAACTGCGCAACAAGACCGCCAAGGAGGTGGAAAAGGCGCTGTTGCAGTTCAACTACTTCGAGCAGGCTGCCAAGGCTTACGAAGACCGACTGACGCAACTTGGACTGCTGACAGAGACCGCCGAGCAGGCTGCCGACCGCATCCGTCAGGCCACAGGTTCGCTGAAGGCCGGTGGCAAGAGTGAGGCACAACTCACCCAGGAGCGCAGCAACGCCCGCCGACAGGCAGGACAACAGTTCCTCACGCAGTCGGCACAGCAGAACTACACCGTCAACTACGAGAACACTGCCGACTTGAACAAATGGCTTATGGACTTTACGGGTGCTCAGGCTGGTATGGGTGCCAACGGCTTCGAGTTCCAGTTCAGCGGCTGGGCCGAGGCGTTCAAGGACGAGTTCAACAAGTGGCTGAAGGACTCCGAGACCTACAAGGCCGACATTCAGGCGTTCTATCTCTCGCTCATCGACTTCGATAAGCAGTATTTCGATTCCGTGAAGAACTACCGCCAGAAGATGAACGAGAACTTCCAGCAGCGGTGGGACACCAGCGGCAAGGGACAGGAGTATGCCGATGCAAGCAGTCAGATAAGCCTCGAAGGCCGTCGGCAGAAGATGACGGGTGCCGACCAAGGCACAAACTTCGGCGAGCGAGCTGGATTCCTGAACATCGAGACAGACCCCGAAGTGCAGGCATCCATGCTTCGTATGGCCCAGCTGCAGGAGGAACTTGAAATGTTCAAGATGGTCAATGAGCAAAAGAAACTCGAAGGCGCCGAGTTGCTGGCATTCAATGAAGAACTGGCAGAGCGGCAGCTGGCGATTGACGAGGCGGAGATGGCGATGCAGGAATCCCTGATGAACCATATCAACGAGCACATCTCCAAGCTGGAGCAGTGGACGCAGCCCATCGAGCAGTTCGGGGCCGACGTGGGCGACGCGATGGGCAAGGCGCTCTTCGAGAGTGAGAATATGGCCGAGGGTATGCAGAACGCGCTGAAGAGCCTCGTAAAGTCGTGGGGCGAATCGACCATCTCGATCATCAAGGACCTGATGATGCAGAAGTTGAAACAGAAGCTCATCGGCAAGGCGATGGTGAAGGAGGAGAAGGCCACCCAAGGCGAGATGACCGACACCGACGAGGAGAGCGGAAAGGAGCGACTCAATATGACGAGCGTCGTAGAACAGGGTATCGCCGGCATCACCCAGACGATGGGTCAGCAGGTGCTCGCCACGAAGCAGACGCAGGATACGCAGGAGATGACTCAGGAGGGCACGAAGGCTCAAGGCACCGTGATGGCAGGTATCGCAGAGATGGCCGCCAAGGTGCTCGGTACGCTCGGCCCGTTCGGCGCACCGCTCATCGCCGTGTTCACCGCCCTGCTGATGGGACTCCTCTCCGCAGCCCTCTCGGCCCTCGGTGGTGGCTCGAAGTCGGGTGGCAATGAGAACGCCGCCAAGACGAAGGTGAAACTCAAGAGCGGTATGTTGACTTATGACGAAGGAAACGTGCAGACGGTCGTCGGCGATGATGGCCGCGTGTATCGGGCTCGTGAGCAGCGCAGTCTGCCGAGTGGCGTGTCGATGGTGACGGAGCCGATTGCGACGCGGGTAAACGGTCAGGCGGCGCTCGTCGGTGAGCGCGGCCCCGAAATCGTCATCGGGCGCAAGACAACAAGAGCCATTCAGATGAACCGACCTGATTTGCTCAGAGACTTAGCCATGATAGACCGTGGCATCACCACTCGGAAGGTGAGAGCATTTGATGAAGGTAATCTGAGTGACCTCGCCTCGGCCATCCGTCCCGCCGACGATGCTTCGACGAGCTCAACCACCGACAACGGACAGAGCGAGCGCGACCAGTTGCTCATGCAGACGATGCAGCAGATGCTGCCGCTGATGCAGGGCATGACCCACCTGCTGCAGAACCCCGTGGCGCCGAACATCAACATGTACGGTGAGAACGGGCTCCACAAGAAGATCAAACAGGCCGACCAGTTCATGAAGCGATATAGCGACTGACCGTCGAAATAGCTTTCGCTCGGCATACTGAAAGCGCGGCTTTCGTCTGCTCTCGCTTAATCGCGATTTTCTACCAACAAAGATAGACATCAAGGCGACGTTATTAAAAGTATTTAAGTTATTAAACTCTATTAAACTTTTTACATACTTCCTGCAATCCGTTGGAACGGGTTGCGGTATCGTATAGGACATAACGAGTGCCCGCTATCGACTATCTTACGGACGTAAGAATCGCCGACTACTTTTCTCATAATATTGAGAGCTCCATTCTGATCGGCATTGATGAGTTTGCCTGTTGACGAGCGGAACAGGCCGCGCCTTATCCGTCTGCCAGCGTATTTCTCATGCTTGCCAATGTCCTCGAAAGCCAGCGCGTCACACTTGGATGTGTAACTTTCCTCATGCACCACAAAGTCGATGCCCACCATCTCGCACTTGTAGCGAAGATAGCCCGCCAGCCTCGCAAAAGGCATCTGGACAAACTTCTGGTTGTTCCTTTTGCCCATGTCGGATTCCTGTTTCCATCCGGCATTGTAGCCTACAGCCAGCGTGCCAATCTTCTTCTCTACAAGCATGTCAACAATCTGGCGGCTGACCTTGTGGAACACGTCCTCAAAGTAGCGGTCTCGCTTGTCGTACATACGCTTGATTCTGTTAGTGCTTCGCTTCATACCCTGCCCGTCCTTGACGGACTGCAGGCGTGCAAGGTTCTTGTTGAAATAGTTGTTATAGGATTTGAGATAACGTCCGCTGAAGATGACGCAGCCTTCGGCAGTGACCATTGTGGCGAGGTTGTCAAGTCCGAGGTCGATGGCAGCGCACTTGCTCTTGTCAACGTCCGCTTTCTTGGCTTCCTTCTCGTAGACAATCTCAACCTTGATGTTCTGATTGTTCGGGATGAGACGTACCTGGTTAAACCTGATAATGCTATCACCGTACTTCTCCCACTGCGGTATGCTGACGTACAAGCCTTTTGACAGCTTGATTTTTCCATCCCTGATGATGGCAGACTGATTGGTATAGTACAGGTTGAACATGCCGCCGCGCTTGCGGTAGTTCGGCATCTGCGGCATACCCTTGTATTTCTCGGGATGTTTCTTCCAGTCCTTAATGGACTTGCAGTAAGCCTTCATGTTCTTGTCGAGCACCCGTAGCACCTGCTGTGAACACTGCGATTTGAGCAGCTTGTAATTGCAAGTTCCTTCAAGGTTGGTAACTTCCTTCATGAGTTTGTCCATGTCGTTGTACCACGTCCACGTGCCTTCGGCATCGAGACGCTGGCGGAACAGATACAGAGCCTGGTTGTATAGGTTGTTTGCCACCCTGCAAAGGGAGTCAATCTGCTCGGTGTGCGGTATGTAAAACTTATAGACTAATCTCATTCTTCAAGTCCTCTTTAATCAGTTCAAGTTTGCGCTTGCGGCGGCTGATGCGGTGAGAGATAATCATCCTATTTACCTTTATATATTATTGTCTCTGCGACAGATGCCGGTCGTCGCTGGCTTTCAGGTTGTCCCAGAGAGTGCCGATGGCGCATTCGTCCTGTTCAGCCTCCGTGTAGCGCAGCACCTTGTCGGAGAGGTCAACGTCGTAGAGTTTGGAGATAGCCCACTCCAGGAGCGGTGTCTCGCGGCGCTCTGACTCAATCTCGTTGTCATCATCGTCCCACTCCTTCTTCACCATCAGCGGCTCGCCGTCGTCGTGGTCGAAGGCATAGTCGCAGTCGAGCAGCGGCTCGATGGCCGACAGCAGGGCGGCACGGACAATGATCGACACTTTGTAGTCGAAATAGACGACCTGCATCACGGGATGGTCGCCCATGAACTCGCACTTGTAGCCGTAGAGCAGGTGGCCGAGCAGGCCGCGCACCTTCTCTTCGTACTCATGGAGTTTTTGTTCTTTTTCTTTCTTGTTCATACACTTGAAATTTTAGTCATTAAAAAACTGCACTACGCGCTGACAAGGCTTCCAAGTGCGAATACCTTTGGGGGCGTTGTCCGCTACCCCACGCGGTGCAGTCGTTTATTTATGAGAGTCTATACTCTCCCCTTAATGATAGGGCACAAAAATAGCCGCTCGTTGCGGCGGCTTCATCTTTCGTGCCGCACTTGGAATTTTGTCACTGCAAAGATAAGGAGAATATCCGTAACTTGCAAGAAACCAGCCGATATATTTTGTAAATTTAACGATTATCAGTCAATTTTGTCCCATTTTGACCGAAACGTCGCATTACCTTTGCAATAAACAAAATCAAGGCGATATTTTTATGAAACCAACAACATTAGACCTGAAAGTGCCCCGTGGCTGGGCGCAATGTACCACGCGGGAACTGGAGATGATTGCGGAGGAGATGATCCGTGCGCAGATGATGGTCTCGCTGTCGAGGTTCCACCCCTTCGACTGGACCGAAATCAAGACGCGGCTGTTCTTCCGCTTCAGTGGGGTGACAATCGTCAGCCAGTACGTTTACGATGGTGACGAGACCGACGCCCGCTACGGCAATACGACGTTCGTCTGCCGACACCCGTCGCTCGGCAAGGAGACGTTCGAGTTGCAGACCTGGCAGGTGCATTCGTTCATGGAGCAGCTGGCGTGGCTCGACGCGACCGATGGCAAGGGCCGTGCGCTGCCGATGCCGAAACTGATGTGGCCCTACCCGACGAGACTGCGCCGCTGGTGGCCGCTGTGGAAGCGCGACTACTTTGCGCCGGGCGAACTGATGGACGGCATGACGTGGCAGACCTACCGCTGGATCAACGACTGGATGGAAGCATACACGGCGACGGCGAACCAACTCGTAGAGGCGCGGCAGCGTATCAGGGGGACTGGCTCTGCTGATAGGAGCAAAGCGACAGCGGGCGGAAATCAGGTGCCTGTCCCAATGATCGCTGCCCTCGCAAAGCAGGAACGGGATATCCGCCTGACGGTGCTGTCGCTCGTGTTCGGCTGTCCGAAGTGGCGCGTCCGCCTCGCCCGCATCAGTGAGGTCGAATGGCAAGTCATTATGTTCTGGTGGAGCAGTATGATGCAATATCTGAAAGAGCAGTACCCAAAATGCTTCAAATCGTCCGACAAGAAGCCCCGCAGCCGCTCAAAGCAACAGCCGCTGCCCATCGAACTCTACACCCGCAGCATGGCCACCCTCCAAAAATACCTCGGCGGCCTCACGGAAGATGAGATCAACGCCCAAACGGCGCATGCGATATTGAGACATCTCAATGATATGGCCGTCGAAGCGGAAGAAATGGAGAAAATCAGGCGAAAGCACAAATAACGATAAAAATAAAAATTTATGAGCATTTTCACGTATTTTTCAAAGAAGCGCCGCGAGCAGCGCAAAAAGCTGAAGGAACTGAAACAGTTCAGCAGCACGTTTTCCACCCTCGACCGCCTGGAGCAGTCGGGCTTGCTGACCTTCGACAGTAAGAGCCGTCGGCTTTTCATCGCACAGAGCCTCGCCGTGCTGACCCTACTAAAAAGCCCGGAGGCTTACGCAGCCACGGTGCAGAATCTCTACCTGTGGACGTATTGGCAGCAAATCCAGCAAGTGACAGCCGACACAATGCTAAAAGCCGAACTCGCTGCCGTGCGCAAAGCCTCGGTGAACGAGAACCACCAGACGGTGCAACTCAGTCGTGCCGACGTGGAGCGCATCCGCCTCGCCGCCCGTCAGCAGGTCGCCGAAAACGCTATTGAACCACCGAAGGTCGAACCTTTTGAGATGTTCATCGTTGAAGATACCGTTGATGCCAAACCGAAGATTATCGCAGTCGGTTACTTTAATCCTGAAACCAACGATATGGAACTCGCCCCGTGGAGTGAGGTCGCCCCGTTGCTGAAAAAGACAGAATGAAAGAAGCTCCGCAGAGGTTGACCAGGTCTCTGCGGAGCAACGGTAAAGTGTATATCCAAAAAATCGCGCTGTTATTTCTTACGATGGCGATGCCGATGTCATTTCGCCGAGCCCTTGCGCTGGCGGTAAACGATGTTCAGGATGATGATGGCCACCAGTCCTGCGGCACTGATAAACTGATACAGATGAACTAATTCCATAATCTTTATATCAATATTAAAACGCGGGGCGCATGATCGACAGCCCGAGGGCGTTGATGATGGAGAGGAACAGCCCTGCGGAGGGCTCCACGCTGCCCGTCTCGATGCGTGAGATATACGACTTCTTCGTCCCCACGCGGTCGGCCAGTTCCTGCTGCGTGATGCCGTCGGCCTTGCGGGCATCGCGGATGATGGTACCCACGCAGTAAGCATAAGCCTCGCGGCGGAATTGCTCCCGCTGCGGCGTGCCAGGCGCTCCGAGCATAGCGTCCATCACATCGTCGAAGCTGTGTACGTCAGGATTGTTTTTTGCTTGCATAATACTCATTCTTTAGTTTCACTGCCATGTCTATCTCACTCTGTGGAGTCTTCTGCGTCTTCTTCCTGAATCCGTTGAAGAGCATCACCACGTTGCCGTCGTCGAAGATGAAGAACGCCCGGTATATCTGTCCGTCATGCTGCGCCCTCAGTTCGTAGATGCCGTCGCGTATGTGCTTCACGAAGTTCTTGTTCAGCCGCTGTTGCGTCTTCAGCATGTCGAGCACGTAGAGCACTTTCCACTGTGCGCCCTTGCTCAGCGACTGGAAGAACTCGCCGAAGTAGTGCTTGTAATATACGATGCTTCTCTCCACGGCTGCAAAGATAGCCAAAAGTTTCCATATCTGAAAACAAATCCGCATTTATTTTGTAAATTTTAACCATCAATGCGCCAGCCGAAAGAAATGAATGATAGTCCCAATTCGCCTGCGAGGCGAATATATCTTTGTACTATGACAACACAAGAACTGCAGTTGATGATGCTCGACATTGACGGGGTGCTGACACGGCACCACGCCGACACCACCGACGTGCTGGCGGCGGCACAGGCCCTCGCCACATCCGCTATCGGCGACTTGGTAAACGCTGTGAGTAAGCGAGAGGAGAGCCAAGCTCGCTTGGGCTATCCCGAGCGTGAACAGGGTCGAGCCGACAGGCTCAACAAGGGCAACCTGCCAGACACCCTCCACCGTGCCGCCGACGCCATCGCCGAGCAGATCCGTGAAGCGCTGCATAAGCGCATCCTCGAAGGCCCCAAACCCGACTGGTAAAAAGGCGGCAAAGGTAAATTTCCCCGACAATCGGCGAATATGTCAAGATTTAATCATTAGCAAACAATTCGCAAACTGTTTGTACCCAATCCCGAGATTGTTTGTACCCGATGCGAAAACCGTCTGCTGACGATGACTACAAAAAAAGGCAACGCGACGCCTCAGAAGTTCGCAAGTATTAACAAAATGGTTTTTCAAGATTATGGCAGACTTAAAGCTGAAAATCAAAAAGACCGTCCTCAAGCGCAAGCTGGAGGGTGCGACCGTGACAGGCTACTACGGGCGCGTGATCACCAACGGCAAGAAGTCGTTCGACGAAATCGCCCGCTCATCGGCCAAGAACACGACTCTACACCCGAAGGAAGCCTCACTGGCTGCCGAACTGCTGCTGGAGGGAGTAGCCGAAGAGCTGAAGCAGGGTTTCATCGTTGACCTCGGCCCGCTCGGCACTATCTATCCCGCAGTCAACTCGCCCTGGAAGCAGGACCCCGAGGAGCTTTCTCTCTCAGAGATGAAGCCCAAGGTGAACTACTCCAGCAGCCGTGGCATCAGCGCCGCCATCAAGGGAGCCGACCTCGCCTGGGCCACCGCCAAAGACGAGGCAGAAGGCACCGAGACGCCCGATGACGAGGACAACAACGACGTCACCCCCAGCGATGGAGGCAACGGTGGCAACACCGGTGGCAACACCGGTGGCAACACCGCCGGTGGCGACCTGGAAGGTTAGTGCAAGTCGAGAGCAATGCCAAATCGCATTTGAACCGAGATAGCAGCGAGAGCCATCCAAGCTCGCTTGAAGATGGCCGAGTCGCGTTCTCGGAAGGCGACAGCCAACATTGCCGAGGCGCAGCCTAAGCTCGACGCGCAAGCGTCAAGGCTAACCCTTCTACACAATCGGAGCCCCCGATGGAAGCGATATCCACCGGGGGCTCTTCTTCATTGACCGCGAAATCTAATGATTGGAAGGTAAGAGAGTTTATTTCTTCGGTTTCACCCCGTACCGCCGCAGGCACTCGTTGTAGCACTTCGTAAAGCCCGCAAGTGAGATTTTCCGCGTCACCTGCTTGCCGCGCATCGGGTCGTGCCAGCGCACGGCGATCGACTGCCCGGCCTTCATCGCGTCGCCGTCGGCATCAAACACGAACGTACCGAAAAACGTGTCTGCCACCCGTTCCACGTCGCCGAACCTCATCTTCACCGTGCCGAAGTCCTCCGCGCTGTCGTTCTTTGGCAGCGCCACGCGCCATTCGTAGTCCACCTCGCGGTCAGGGAACTCGCCGTGCCGCTCCGTCACCGCCTCCAGCGTCTCGTCCATGAACAGCACGCCGTCGTACCACTCCAAGACGGCCATCCTGTTGATGACCGGCCAGAACGAGGCGGTCAGCACCCGCTGCTGGTCGTAGTATCGCAGGCAGTGCGACTTCTTGCCCGAGTATTCGTCCTCCGATGTATAGACCGTCCACCCCGGCCTGTCGCCGTACACCTTCTGTGCCGATACCGCCAGTGCCGTGAGCAGCCCCGCGCACACCAAAATCAATAATCTCTTCATATCACCTATGTATTAGTTAAACAATCTGTCGTTTCTCTGAAAAAATGGGGAGCGGCACCATCACGGGGCCACTCCCCTCCCTACTTTGTTAACCTTAAATCTAATATACTATGAAAACACACTGTTGTAATTTATTTATTTCGCAGAAGGGGGTGCTTCTTTCTCTTCCTTCTTCGGCTCGACGACCACGAAAGTGATTTCGGCCACGAGCGGCTTGCCGCAGTGGGGGCAGACGGCCACGGCTGGCTGCTGTTCGGGCTGTTCGGGCTTGACGAACAACTCCGTGATGTCAACTTCGAGAGCCTTGGCGATAATCAGCAACGTCTTCAATGTCGGATTGCGCTTGTCGTTGACGATGGCACTCAGGTTGCCCTTCTCGATGCCGACCAGTTCACTCAGTTTCACCAGCGGAATGTTCTTTTCCAACATAACGTCCTTGATGCGGGTTTTTATCTCAATTTCTTCCATATTACAACTTTTTTGCTTGATTTTGGTGCAAAGATAAACATAATTCTTTTATAAAACAACAAAATCGGTATAAATTTTCTATTCTATAACAACTTTTAACTGAAAAAGTTTTGTTATATCATAATATCGCCGTATCTTTGCACCGTCTAAAATCGTTAAGCGGCATGAGAGCCGCCGTCAAAGGGCGGTATTTTTATGCCGTAGGAGATTGAGGGGAGAGTGCCAGCTCTCAAAAATAAATCGACTGCACCGCGTGGGGTAAGGGACAACCTCCCCAAAGGTCTCCGCTTAACGAACCTTAGACAGCGCGTAGTGCAGTCTTATTTTATGTCTTAAAAGTTAAGTGAAAATGAACAAGAAAGAAAAAGAACAGAAACTCCAGGAGTACGAAGAGAAGGTGCGCGGCCTGCTCGGCCACCTGCTCTACGGCTACAAGTGCGAGTTTATGGGCGACCATCCCGTGATGCAGGTCGTCTATTTCGACTACAAGGTGTCGATCATTGTCCGTGCAGAACTGCAACGGCTTTTGCCCGAGGTGGAACTGGCCACCGTGAAGCGGCTGCTGAGCCGTGCAGCCCTGCTGTCGGCCATCGAGCCGCTGCTCGACTGCGACTATGCTTTCGACCACGACGACGGCGAGCCGCTGATGGTGAAGAAGGAGTGGGACGATGATGACAACGAGATTGAGTCAGAGCGCCGCGAAACGCCGCTCCTGGAGTGGGCTATCTCAAAACTCTACGACGTTGACCTATCCGACAAGGTACTGCGCTACACGGAGGCCGAACAGGACGAACGCGCCCTCGGCACACTCTGGGACAACCTGAAAGTCCGCGACGACCGGCATCTGTCGCAGCAGAGTAATAAGGACTAAAAGCACACTCGCCGCATGAACCGCATCCGTCTGAAGGAGAACAACCGCCTGCGTTCGGCACTCCAACTGATTAGCATCCTATAATATATATAAAGGAAAGAGATATGACAAACGACCAGTTTCTGAACATCATCGAGAAGCGGCTCGCAAACGGGTTGTCTATCCTGAACATTGGCGATGACAAGTACAAGGAGAGGCTAACCCTTGCATTGGAGATACATAGGCTTGTGCCTCATTGTCCCTTGGTGAGGTTGCGCTACGTTTACAGGTTGGTGCATCTGAAACTGGTCGGCGGTGTACCCGACAAAGCACGTACTCACGCTTTTATTCAGTTCTATGAGCTGTTGGAGGTAGCAATGGGCGACCATCTGTGGCCCGATCCGAAGATACCCAACAACAAGCACGATGACATCCGCATGAAAATGCAGGAGGCCAACGCCTTCATAACCGCCGCACTCAACGGTGAGAAACTGACCGACACTCAGCATTATATTGTCGTGAGTGCCGCCACCGACGAAATAAAGGAATCCATCAAGGCGGCAGACGTAGAAAGAAAGCGTAAAGAGATAGAGGCAAAGCGCGAGGCAGTACGGCAGGCAAATGAGCAACGGTCAGCCGACCGCAAAGAGGCTGTCAAAATCAAGAATGGCGGGCACAAGCCCGCTGCAAAGAAAAAGATGATTGTTGGTGTGCCGCCGGAGATAGACCTTGAGCCTAAGCCGTTCTGCGTGTCACACAAAACAAGACTTATGCTCAACGACCGTCAGAAATCATACATTGATCAGTGCTTTGGTATTGCAAGGTTTACCTACAACTGGTGTCTGAAACGCTGGGAGGAACTTCGCGCCCAAGGTGAAAAACCGTTTGCAAGTGAAATCAGCATGCAATTCAATGAGATTGCAAAGGAAGATTTTCCTTTCACCTACAGCGTAACCCACTTCGCCAAGGCAACCGGACAAAAAGCATTTGAGGCAGCCGTCAACGGCTTCTTCAATGGCAAAGGATTCCCGAAGCGCAAGCATCGTGGCCTCGGTCTTGGTTCGCTTAAATATGTTGTCGGTACTCGCAAGCAGCCTATCCTCATGGACTTTAATCCAGATATTCCCGACAGCAAGCCATCGGCAAAGCGTCAATATCTGCTGATACCGACGTTCGGTTATGTGAAGATGGCCGAGAAGCTGCGCTTCAAAGGCCAGGCATCGAGCGTCACCATCCGTCGCGAAGCCGACGGACACTATTACGCATCGTTCAATGTGCATATCAGCCAAAAGGAATGGATGCGCACTCACAAGATAACTGGCTTCACTTATAATCGCCCGACGGGCATTGACCTTGGCGTGGAGTCGCTGGCCACTCTCTCAAATGGGATCAAGATTGAATCCCGTCCTGAAGACGAAAAATTAAATAAGCGAAAGAAAGAGTTGCAGAAGGCTATATCACATCAACGTGGTTGCCACCCCGACCGCACGACGAAAAAGCAACGGAACAACCAATGGTCGCTGGCAAAGATAAATGCCAAGATACGGCATCAGCGTGAGGACTATATCAACAAAGTCACAACCGCACTATCCTCATTCTATAGTAACATATGTATTGAGGACTTAAACGTCAACAACATGATACAGGATGGCAGAGCCCCTGGCAATATCAAGGATGCCACTTTCTACCGCTTCCGCCTACTCATGGAACAGAAGATGACTCTAATAAGCCACCATCTGCATATAGCCGAGAAATTCCTGCCGACCACTCGCACTTGCAGTGTATGCGGTTGTATAGGAGAAAAGATACCTCTCGAAGTAAGGACATTCCACTGCAAAGAATGTGGAACCACAATAGACCGCGATGTGAACGCGGCCATCAACTTAGCGAAACTCATTGGGATGGACGAGCCCAACCCTAATCCTGCTGATAAAGGTGCCATTACCGCCGTATTGCAAGCGAACGGGATTATGGTGCATCAGGCAGAGGGGATAAGCAGGTAGGGCTGCAGACCTAAATCCTGCGTGTCAGTGCCGCCACTATGCGACAGCAGCCCCGTTGGCCTATTGGTCGGCGGGGCTTTTCTCTTCAAGCACTATCTTCTCTCCGCAATGGGGACAGCGGATAGTAGGCGGCAGCGGGTCGAACAGTTCGGCTACATCGCAGCCGATAGCCTGGGCAATACGCTCCAATGTCTGTACTGATGGATTGCCGTTCATGTGTTGCGACAATGCCACGTTAGTTACTCCCATACGCTCGGCTATCTGCATGGCAGTAAGCCCGCGTTCCTTTAATACTCTTTTAATATTCAATGCCATATTCTTGCTGTATTTGATGTATTTTTCTGCAAAGATAGTCATAGTTTATATATAAGTGGGACAATGTTGCTTGATATATGTCAAATGAAAATGCAAACACACGACATAAACCTACTCTGAAATCATTAAAAATCAAGCAATTAAGACATACCTTTAAAATTTCAAAAAAGTACCATGCCGGTGGCCTTGCTATGCCTCAGACGTAACTTTTTGAAAAACAAATGTCTTATAGATTTAGCCGTTTTCCCAACCACATAGTGATGTGCCTTTAAGTGAAGCGGCACTGCCCGCCA